GCTTACCGACGGCCGAGCGTTCGTCTGCATCGCGAGTCTCCGGAAAAGAAAAGAAGCAGCGGAGAACAAGCGGACACGGTCTTGTAGCACCTAAAGCGAAGTATCCGTGTCCTTCACTACCGCTGCTGAGCCATGAGTGTACGGACAAGAGAACCCGTCGCAAGACTTTTCGGGGCGCATGTTTTCGATGATCGCGGCTGCTTCGAGAAGGGCCTGTCGCTGCTCTTCCTGAAACTTGGCCGCGAGGTCGATCCGCCCCTGCAAGTCTGTGCCGATCGAGTACGTCGCGAGTTCGCGGAGCTTCTCTGGGGTGATCATTTCTTCGCGTCTCCGAGCGACAGGAACGGAAGCGCCGAGCTGCCCGTGGCCTGCGGCAGCTTGCCGTCCCACCGTTCGAGCGCCTTGTACTGGAGAAGCTCAGGACTCAGAGACTTCGTCAGCACGTCGTTCGCCTCGGCTTCTTTCTTGGCTGCGATGAGGCGAGCTTCTGACTCTCCTTCGGCTTTCGCCTTCGCCTGCTCAGCCTCGGCCTCGATCTGACGGACTCGGTTTTCGGCTTCGAGAGCCCGCTGAGTCGCCGTGATGACTGCGTTGATCGAGTTCTCGACCTGTGGATCTACGACGAGCTTGCCGACGATCGCGAGCGTATGGACGTTGATGCCGTACTCAGCAGATAGCTCTGCATTGAGAGCATCCTTGGCCCTGTCCAGTAGACGCGACCGCTCCTGGCCGAAGATCGACGTCACGTCAAGAGACTCGCTCTGCCGGTTGATCTTGTCTCGAACCTGAGTGCGAAGAAACCCGTGCGAGATCGCGTCGGCGTCCTTTCTGAGCTTGTTGAACATCCTGGGGAGATACCCCTGGTCGAAGCTGTACTGAATTGCGACGTCGGCCTGAATCGGCGCGCCGTTGCGGTCGTTGAACTGGATCGACTCTTCGCCAGTCCAGACGACGTTCTGCTCGTAGATGGGAAATTCGTAGATCACGGTCGTCCACGGGCTGTACCAGATTCGCCCAGGAGGCACGACGGCGTCGTCGATGCCCTTGTCCTGACCGTAGAGGTTCACCTTCACGCCGACATGCCCCGGCTCGACGTATCCGCAGCCAGCGAAGAGAAGCGAGAGAATAAGCAGTGCGCGTTTCATAGATTCCGAAATGCTCCGCGGAGGATGAGTGCGTTCGAGAAAAGAAAAGTCACGGCGACCGAGAACGCCTTGAGAAGAGCCAGATCAGACCTCTCATTGAGCGCCGAGATCAGGACGCTCGCAAGCGTGCAGTTCAGGGCGATGAGTCCCGAGACGACGATAAGCGTCTTCACGACTCCTCCTTCACAAACACGCCACTCGGCGAGAGATAGCCCTTCCTGTCTTTGATGACGTCGTACGCAGAGGCGAGGCACTGGTCGAGATTCAGGTCGTGCATCTCAGAGTAGATACACAGCGTGACAAGAACGTCACCGATGCCGTCGATGATTCCGGCTCGGTCGTGCTTGATCTCAGCGTCGGCGAGTTCGCCCAGCTCGCTCATCGTCTTCATGAGCTGCGCGTGCGTCGTGCTGTTGTCGAGGATCTTGCGGGCGTCTGCCCAGTTGAGAACTTGGTTGATCAAGTCTTGCATGTCTAGTCTCCTGCTTCTGTTGCTGGCAATGGCATCGGCATCCAGTGCGTGGGCGACGGGCTCACGCTCCATCCGTATTTCTTTCCCCAGTACTGCGCCGCGCTGACGTCCTGGCCGCGGCAGACAAGAACGACGTCGTCGCTCTTGGGCTTCGACTTCGACGCGGCGATCCACTTCTGCTTCTGCGATGAGCTGCCGAACCCCAGGGACTCGGCGACTTCTTCGGCGTCGGCGTGTCCGTACATGGACATATCGAGCGTCACCGCCGTCGGCCCGCCGTAGCCGTCGTGCGTGACAGACAGGCCAGTCACGGTCACGGCGGACGTCTGGTCAAATCGCGAGAGGGCTTCGACGACCGACGAGAGGGCAGATCGAGATCCGAGAACAGTCACAGAATTTCTCCAGCCCTGACGGCATCGCAAACCCTGGCATGACCGGCGACAGCATCTGCATGAGACGTGTACCGTTCTTGGTACATGTCGGACTCGCCGCCGAAGACCATCGTCTCCCAGAGGACATGCTCGCCGCGAAACGAGTGATCTATGCCGAGATAAACGGTCGAGACTTCGCAGTCGTCGAGGCTGTCTTTGCCGACGATGTATCCGACTGGAGTCCTGATCTCTTCATTGAGAGTCCCGAGCCACGCCGAGTATTCGAGCATGGAGTCGCACGGCACGGGCCGATCGAAGTTCTCATCCAGCGTGTAGAAGCCGCAGTGCATCACTGAACCTCTTTCATGAAGTCTCGAACGGCCGACATGAGCATCGCGTTGCTGCCGTTACTGCCGTCTCGCCAGAGTTTGCGGGCCGCGATCACAACACGGCGAGCCAGGACTTCTACCTTCTTCGTCGCGACAAGCTCGTCGCGGATCTGCCGTAGAAAATCACTTGAGACCCCGACGCAGTCGCATCGTCCGCACGGATCGTTGTGGACGATCGCAGACTCCAGGCTCGCCATGAGCGAGGGCTGATCAGCATGTTTCGAGGCTGGGCCTCGCAGGGTCTCGATCAAGTCTGCCGCTTCGTTCGTGACTTGCGAGCAGACGGCACACGGAGTTGCGTTGCGGAGCTTGAAGACGATGTCGTCCTCGTCCGTTGGCTCTGGCTCCGGCCGAGATGGGATCGGCTTGAAGCCGAGCATCTCTTCGATCTGCTGGCGAGTCAGCGGCGGGATGTCGATTGAAGTCGGCATTGGCACTCCGGATGGTGAAGGATCGAGTACGAGCCTCGCGAGAGAAACGGAGAGGGCAGGATGAACTTGTGTCCGTCGTGCGTAACGGTCATGAGATACGCAGACGTGTCGCCGGACTTTGTTGCGAATGCCACCGACGGCACGATGAGGCCAATCAGCACGAACAGGATCGCGATCACGACAAGAGCCTCGATTACCGTGACGCCAGTGCGGGATTTGCTCTTCTTGCCAGCGGCAGACCACGCCGCCGCGCGGCACAGCCAGCGGCCGAACTTCTTGAGCGCGACAGCAGACTCCTGGCCGTCGTAGATGTCGAGCCCAGCGTCGACGATCCGCTCGCCGGTTTCTTCGTCGAGATGACACTCGCCCCTGGCTGCGTATGACAGGGTCGAGTCGCGGAACCTTCGAGGCTTGGGAATGTCAGGCATCTCTCTTGACCTCCATGACGAAGAACGTGCCGTCGGCGTAGGCTGCGAGATCGCACTGCAAGTCGAGCATCTCGGGCCTCAGCTCGATCATCTCTTTCGCTCGCGACCGCTGCGTGATCGCGAACTGCTTGCAGTCCTCGAAGTAGGCATGCACGGTGCCGTATGACTTCTCGATGATGAGCTTCACTTCTTGACCCTCACGGAGATGTTCGTCTTTGCCCACACGGCAGAGACGATGTAGAGGCCGAGCAGAAGGCAGAGACCCTGGCGGTGCGTGATCTGAGGCAGGCCAAACACGTCCGGAACAGCCTGATTCCAGAGCCACATGAAGGCGTAGCTGCCAAGCGTGATCGTCGCGAATGAGACGATCAGGAACGTGAGAGCCCATGCGATCGTGGCGCCGACCTGCGTTGGCGTGTCCATACTAATGCTTTGCTCCGTTGCGGCGGTCGATCTCTCGCTGGACATACCAGAGAGCCTTCTTCAGGTCTTCGACGTCCTTACCCTTGTGGTCGCATCGCCACAGGTACTTGATCGCGTTGCCGATGTTAAACGGCATGTCCTCGACGACGTCGATGCACTCGATCCCCTTCGGATGCTCGTTGTAGTGCTTCGGGTGATTGACCGCTTCTGGCACGGCCTGGATTACCGGCGCGGTAGTGGAGGTGCGGTGCCACTCGTCTGAGGTCTTCGAGGCTGATGCCGACAAGGCGACCGCTTTCGCGACGGAATCCGACACCGGCTTTGCGGGCGGCGCGGGAGATTGACGACGGAGAAGTGCCATACAGATCTGCTGCCTCGGCTGTCGTGAGAACTGTCTTGCTCATTTGCAACGCCGTGGCGATTGTACGGACACGCTGAATCTCGTCAACGCTTTTTTCGTGGACGACCAGACGGCTTCTTCTTCGGGCGACGAGACGCGCCGAACTGGCGAGGCTGGCCCTTCTTCGAGCCTCGCTGCTCCAGGGCCTCGCGGTAGTTCTGCTCAGCGCTGGCTCGCGAGACTGCCCAGGCCTTCGGGTTTAATCTGAACCCGTTGAGCCTGCCGTCTGTGAGCATCCTGATGACCATGCCGTCTGTGACGCACGTGATGTCGCACGCCTCTGGCACCGAGATCCACTTCGCGACCTCCTTCTCCCACTGAGCCTGGGAGAACTTCTCGCCCGTCAGGCTCTCGCGGCAGACAAGGATGCCCTTATTCGACATCTTCGCCGCCACGAGCTTGCCGGTCGCGATCCGCTTGAGAATCCCCTCGGGCGTGATTCCGGCTATCTCCGCCGCCTCGTTCACCGATATCGGACGGTGCATTTTCTGGCCCTCCTCTTTTGGGGTGTCCAGACAATAAGAGCAAGAAGAAGGGGCCGAATCAATTCGGCCCCTTGACTTCTAATGGCGGGGGCGCCATTCTACCCGCAACGGAATTGGCCACGAATTCGTTTCGACCGAGAGAAAAGGAGTTCTCAGTGCAAACGGCATCTCTGGAAATCTCGACGGAGGATCAGCTCTACGTCTTGTCGGAAGCCCTGGACACTTTTCTTGAGTCTTGCGACCCAAGGCACTGGCGGGCTGTCGAAGCGGCGAAAGAACTGAACACCCAAGTGAACACGCTCAGAGAATCGTTGCGATCGAACTGAATCGAGCCAGCACCGTTGGTCATTCATGCCCATGAGGGGTTTGATTACTCGGACGGAGCCGCATACTCCCCGTCACTACTAGGAGTTGCGCCATGCTGGTCTCTGAGTTCTTTGAAAATTTCTATCGCCCGCTTCGGCTTCGAGGGCGAAGCATCCGGACGGTTCTTCTCTATCACAACACGATCAAGCAGTACGAGAAGTGGCTTGGCCGTCGCGCCGTGCTTGAAGAAGACTTGAACGACCTTCAAGTCTCCCGATACCTCGAACATCGGGCGTCGATCAGAAGCCCGCTCACGAGCGAGAAAGAGCGAACACAGCTCTGCGCTCTCTGGCGATGCGCGAGCGACCGCAGGCTTGTCGATCTTCGTCCGACCGTGCTGCCGACCGTTCGGGCTGCGAGAGTTCCGACATGCTGGACTGAAGAGCAGCTCCGGAGCCTCGTCACTGCGGCGAAGGCCGCGCCGGGGTATATCGGCGACGTTCCGGCAAGAATTTGGTGGCCCGCACTGATCCTGGCTCTTTTTCAGAGCGCTGAACGCATCGGCGCCATGCTCTCGGTGCGAAAAGAAGACTACGTGCGGCCTCGCATTCTCGTCTTGGCCGAATATCGAAAAGGCGGGCGATCCGACAAGCTGCACACGTTCACCGAGTCGACGTGCGAGCTTCTCGACGTCCTCAAGAAGTCCAACAACGGGCCTCGCCTGTTCGGCTGGCCGCAGGACTACGGATACCTGTGGGCGAGATTCGGCAAGATTGTCGAGGCTGCTGGCCTCGAAGGCGGGCGGCGAAACAAGTTTCACAACCTAAGACGCTCGGCTGCGACTCACTACAAGAAGCGAGGCGGAGATCCAACAGCGCTGCTTGATCACAGCTCGCCTCGCGTCACGAAGGCATATCTCGACCCCAGGATTTTGTACGACGGCCCAGCCGCGTGCGACGTCCTTCCGGATATCGCTAACTGATCCACTCCGAGAGGTAGATCACGTCGAGGCCGAGATGCGTGGCAAGCTGCCACTCGATCCTGGCCCCGCCGGACTTCTCCCACCCCGGCAGCATCGCGATCGCGTCGGCATCGCACAGGGCCGACAAGTCGCGACGGAGGGCGTCTCGGAGAAACTCCTTCGAGACGCTCTCCGTCTTTGACGGATCGAAGCCGACGTCGCGGTCGAGCTGCGCCGGATTGATCACGTCGTGCCCGTGCTGCGTGAGCATCTCGGCCGCGGCGTCGAACACAGGGAAGTTGAAGAGCGGCAGTCCTGTCATCGGGCCAGCGAGATAGGTCTTCATGCGTCGTTGTCCGCGATGGTGTAGTGCTTGGGATTCTTTCCGTCGTGAAGCTCCTTCAGTCGAGCCACGTGCGACGTCAGCTTCGCGATGAGTGCCGCATGCCCGCCCGCGACCTGACGGTCGTCGCGGAGCTTCCCGGCTGCGTCGCAGTCGACGAGGATCGCGAGGCACGCGAGAGCAGACGCGAGATGCGGAACGCCCTCTTCGTCGCACTCCGAGCCCTCGAACCATGCGGCAAGATGCCGTTGGCAGGCATCGACGTAGATCGACGCTCGAACGCCGACTTTTCGCCAGTTCGCCCGTCCGTACTTGAGGGCGCCGTTCAGGAGAGCGACCGAGCCCATCGCGGTGGCCGTCGTCGGCCAGAGATGCAGCGGCAGCTTGGTCGAGCCGACCGTGTCCTTCGGGTTCTCATCGAAGACGCCAGCGAGCGGCTCGTCCATTGGCAGAGACTTCTCGATCTCCTCCTGAATCTCGCGGTCTTCGTCCGTGTCGATTGCAGCCTCTCGGCTCCGGTTCCTGGCCTCGACGATCTGCCTGATGATGTCGTTCGAGCCAGAGATGCTCGTGACGTGACCGCCTTCGACGGCCGTGATGGCTACTGCTGGCATGTCCTCGCTCCATGAGTGGCGTGTGGAGGTTGGATTATCCAGACTTTTATTCAGGAGGCAAGAGCCTGTAGCCGAGCGACCAAAGAATTTTGGCGAGGTCGTGCGCGGCCTGAGTGACGGCTTCCTCCGAGATCGTCGGGCCGAGAGTGCAGTGCAGTCCCTCGTGAAGCTCGCACTCAAGTCTTGACCGAGACTTGAGGTCTTCGTGGATCAAGACTTTGCGGTTCGCGTACTCCGTCCAGCCGTCTGCGTTGCCCTTGAGCTTCGAGTATCGCCAGAGCCACTTGGCCTGCTCGATGCCTACTCGGAAGTGGTGGTCGCTCGCCATCTTGTCGAAAGCTCCCTGAGTCGGCCAGATACAATCCGAAAAAGACGCTTTCTCGCAAACCGTCGGCGGGCAGAAGGGGACATCATCGCGTAGCCGCCGACGCCCATGATCATCCTGTTCTGCAAGGAGATGCCCCACGCGTTCGCGGCAGATCTCCTGCCGTCGCACCCGCAGTCTTGTCCTGCGATGTACGTGACTCGGCTTTTTGTGATCCCGATGGCAGACAGGAATTTTCCGATCAAGTCTCCGACCGCAACCAGCCTCATCACGTCACGTCCCTGATTAGGGATCCGTCGTCCACTGGCGGGAACCACTTAACGATGCTCGTCGACATCATTGGCGGCGTGCCTTCAAATGAATGAGAAGAAACAAGCGGCGCGGATGTGTGCTGCTTCTCCAGGCAGTCGGACAGCCTTGGCTGTGATGATGGCCCCGAGACTGGTCGCCACAGAACGGCATCGACGACGGATCCTTGGTCGAAGAATCGGTGAGCGTTCTCAGACCAGATGTTGTCGCCGAAGGTGTATTCGTATGCGATTCTCGGCGTCACCGTGCCGTCAAACGGCCTGCGAAACTTGAGTTCAACAAAATCAAGCGTCGGCTGCTGAGACTTGTCAATGCGAGGGTAGCTGTACGGGTAGCGGTTGCCCCCCAACTCAGCGTCATAAACGTAAATGTTGAGATGCCTCATGTCGCTAATGGACAAAGACACCTCTTCAATGTAAGGCCGGGAGTCGACAATCGTCACGGACGGAGGCGACGTGTACCCCGACCCGCCGTTTGTGACCGTGTACGAGTGGGTGCTTTTGTCATACGTCGCTTCGGCCCCTGATCCTCCCCCTCCGGAGAACAAAACAAGCGGCTCGCCTGGGCCTTTCCATTCCGCGAATGTCGGCCCAGCGACAGATGCGACAGCTCCACACGCGATCGTCGCACTGCCAGCGGCCGGAAGCGATCCTTGTTGAGATGAGTACGAGTACGCGTCTTGAATGGTGAACAGCGGCTCTCCGCTTTCGTACCGAGAAACATAGTTCAGTCCGCCAGCGAGAGATATGACAGGCGTATCTACGTCCAGAATCTTTTCGACAGATCGTACAATAGAAACTCCTGTGCCTCTTTCGTTTTCGAGGAATATCTCCGGGGTTCCTGCCAGAAATAGCGGAACTGTCTCGCTTATTCCTGGCCACGTCATCGCAGACTTCGACTGCTTCAGCGACCCTCGCCATACTTGCCTGTGTTGCTCAAGCGGAAGAGTGGGCAACGGCGTGTTTGCTACAAGCCCGAACAGATTGGCAGTCTGGGATGCTACTGTCGAGAAGCTGGCTGATAGAAAGATGTCGTTTTTTGGCGTCGGCTTCTGTGATCCAGACCCTTTGCTGCCGATGTGGTCGACGCCAAGGCAGCACTGAGACAGTGTCGTCGTTGCACGAACTCCGATTCCGTTCTCCATGACGACGATCGGCTTCTGGATGAAGTACGTCTCTGGGAGTTCGTCCGCCTGAGATATTCCGCCTCCGAATGCCCGAAGCGTGATCGTGCCTTCTGAGCTGCCGTCGAACGCGTAGGCAAGCCTCTCGACGTCGTCTCCGTATCCAGACCCTGCGGACTTGATGTTGACGGAAGATATCTTTCCGAGTATTCGCGACTGAGCCAGGGCCTGCGTTCCGTCTTCTGCATTCGGCTGTGCGATCGAAACGATTGGAGGATACTGATAGCCGCTGCCCTGCTTCGTGACTTCAACGTACTGAACTGAGCCGTTGATATTGCACGACAAGGCCGCGCCGCTGCCGTCTGCCGAGACTTTCGCAGTTGCCGCCGCTCCGGTTCCTCCGCCCCCAGTAAACAAGACAACAGGCGCGACTTTATATCCTGAGCCGCGATCATGCAGTGTCACGCCGGACACGACGGCAGAGATGTTCGCTGAGGCAGCGGCACCCTCGCCGTACGTGTCGTACTCGATGCTGACGTCTGGGCTGTGCGTGTATCCTGAGCCCTTGTTTGCGACCGATATGCTCGCAACGGAACCATTGTTGAGCGATGCCGTAGCTGTTGCGCCTGAACCTCCGCCGCCGCTTATGACTACTCGCGGAGTCGCGGAGTAGAAGGCTCCTCGCGAAACGACGATGACCTCAGAGACTTCGCCGTTGCTAATCTTCGCCACCGCAGCCGCTTCTTCCGGCCAGCGGAAGGTTACGGTTGGCGCAGAGTTGTACCCGTGGCCAGGGTCGTCGACTGAGACGCTGGTGATTTTTCCTCCAGAGACAACCGCCGACAGCTTCGCCTGCCTTCCGACAGTCTTGTCGAAGCCTCCCTCGATTGCGACTGCCGGAGGGAATGCAGAAGAGTATCCGGCTCCTCCGTTCAGGATGCTCACGCCCTGAACGACGCCCGATATCCTGCACGACGCAGAGGCGCCAGCTCCGCTTCCTCCTGCCAGCGTGACCGTCGGCGCGGAAGTGTACCCTGCCCCAGGGCTCGTGAGCGTGATCGCAGACACTGTTTCGCGAGACGTGACAGAGATAGTCGGTGTTTCCCAGTATCTTCCACCGACGGTCACCTCGGCAGATTCCACAGACAGCGAGACTGACGCGGATGCCTTGGCTGCTCCAGAAGAAAAGGCAACGGTTGGAGGCGACGAGTATCCGTGTCCGCCTTTTGTCAAGGCAACCGACTCAACTCCGGCATCGAGAATCGCGACCGCCGCGGCTGTGCCGTAAGAAAACGTCACGGACGGCTGAGACGTGTAGCCGCTGCCGTAGTTTGTGATCACGACTCCAGACACAGAGTGCGTGCCATTTCCAGTTGAGTCAGGAACCATCACCGCAACAGCCTTGCAGCCGCTGCCGCCCCCTCCGGAGACGACAACGTCTGGAGCTGCCAGATACCCGCTGCCCTGAGACGTGACGAGGATATCCGAGACGACGCCCTTAATTGACGCGATTGCTTCCGCGCCGGAGCCGTCTCCGTAGAAAACGACAGACGGAGGCGTCGAGTACCCAGACCCTCCGTCCTCAAGCCTTACGGCGTCGACGTACCCCTTCAGGTTCGCCACTGCCTTCGCTGGCATGCCTGGGCGAGAAAATCTCAGAAGCGGCTGAGTTCTGTAGCCCTGTCCGGCAGAATCTACTGCTATTTGATGCACAGGCCCGCAGATGTGCGCGACCGCCTCTCCGCCTGAGCCGCCGTCTCCGTCTCTTGCTTCGATCGTCACGTCCGGAGGCGACGTGTATCCGCTTCCTTTCTCGGCGACTCCAATCGCAATGAGCTTGCCGTCTATCGTCACTTCAATTTCGGCGACGCCAGCGACCTGTTCGATCTTGCACAATGGCGGCAGCGTGAGCGACTCGCCAGGAGCCGTCACGCTCAGCTCAATCTCGCTGTTGATTCTTGCGATAATTCCGTCAGTTACCCAAACAGAGCCGTCATCTTTCGCGGCAGACGTGGCGTATCTATCGACAGAAAGAGTGGGCTCGAAATCCCCGTCGCGAGTCGCTGCCACCGAAATAAACCCATCCGTCTCTGCTCCTCCGGGCTGCGAGCCGTCTGGCGACAGAAGCCTGCGGAACTCTCCGGACTTCGTCACGCCGCCGAGCGGCGGATTTGCCGACGCCCATGTCTCCCCGGTTAGGCGGCATATTTTTTTCCACGCGCCGTGGCTCGATCTTCCGAGCGAGGGGGTGATTTCGACGACCTGAAACTCAGCGCCGGAGCCGGTGCCGCTCAGCACCGACAGAGACGGCACCGACAGAGACGCGACAAAAAAGAAAAACGGGAGCGCAACGATCCTGCCGTGCTTGTCTACGGCAAGGCCGGAAACATAAATCACTGTTGCTTGCTCTTCGCCAAGCGACCCAGACGTATACGTGGTTGTGTAGAACTTCTGGCCTCCTCCGCATGGAACGTCAGGGCCTTCATCAACAGTATACGTCGCGTCGTTGTTCACGACCGGGCGAGAGTAGCTGATCTCGATCCTGTCTGTCGAGAGATATCCGCTTCCAGAAGACTTGAGAGATACCGCGTACTGCTTCAGTTGCTTGGCGTCGAGAACTTCTGTGAATTCCGCGGGGGCGCCGCCGGGGGACTGAAGCTCTAGGTCTCCGCCGATAACATTTGTCTTGGTTGTCACCCTGGTCTGAAGAAGACGCGGCGAGGCATTAAATGGCCAAAAGCGGTCACTGCCTTCTCCGCTTGCATATTCAGAAAAGCCAGGAAGACCAAACGACCACAGCGTTCCGTCTTCGCAGAGAATCGCGTATGCGAGGCCGTCGCCTCGCGAGCCTCGCACGACGGCCCGAGCAGATCCATCCGGCCCTTCGATGAGTGCCGTGATGTGAAATGGGTCGCTTCCGTCTAGCGAGTGGTATGACACGCTCGGCTCTGTCAGATATCCGATGTTTTGTGGCGTGTTCAGAACCGGCGAGACGTAGTACCTCGTGGTCGTCTGTTTTGGCTTCTCCGAAAACACTGCCGCGATATGCCTGCCTGTCTCTGGAGAGCCTAAACTAGCTCCTTCATACACCAGCCATTTGGGAAGTCTCGGTTCGCCAGACGTGAATCCGACCTCCGGCGGAGAGGCAATGATCTGCCTGCTCACCCCTCGGACGTCGCCAAGCCTGTCGTCTGGGGTCTGGTCGCAGTAGAAGACGGCGGAGCTGCCGACGCGGGTTGGCTCGGTCAGGATAGTTGAGCCGCCAGACTCAAGGCCGACGGCGCCCCACTGATACACATTGCCGTCTTTGATCGCGACAGTCTTTAAAAACGGCTCTCCAAAAAAACGCCGCCCGATCACTTCGACGCTCGTCCAGCCGACGTCATTGCCGACCCTGCGAGGCCGATCAATATCGCGATGCCATGCACCGCCACCTTCGTAGACAAGACTTCCTGGCCCGTAGTAAATCCTCGGGCGAGACGAGTAGCCATAGCCCGGAGACTTGACTTTGATCTCAGTGATATAAACGTAGCCGTCAATGTCTTCCAGGACAGCCTCAAGCTCGGCAGGGGTCGCCTTGACGCCGTCTTTGTCTGTGTCGGGAACTGCAAACGGCTTCCTGTGGATAGCCTTGCATTTTGGCCTGAAGTCGGACTTGAGCAGATCCTCGCTAGTTCCGTCCCATTTGACCGGGTAGCTCGGGTATGGATACTCGCTCGCGATAGACGTCTGAATGCTCTCTGTATACCAGTCCGCCGTGATGCTGCACTCGACCGGGGGGAGCGGCGGATGCGCGTTGTATTCTGCCTTCGATGTGTCAAGAGTTGCGAATCCGAGCGACGTCATCACGATGGCTTGCGTCGCGTCTCCGCGAAGCAGCGATATCTGCGGAAGCGACCCGATCGAGTACGCTTCGTGCGGAGTAGATGAGAGGCTCAGCTCGCCGATTTCCGTGCATCCGTCCGGAACGGGAAACATAAAATATATCCACAGATCGTAAGTCCGGAGCTGAGACCCGTTCTGCTGCTCGCAAAGATTTCTTGGATGCGCAGCCAGATACCCAGAGAGCTTCGTGGCCTTGCTCTTCCTTCGGCGAGTGATCGTCTGCCGTGGCGGGAAAAGTATTCCTGATTTCTTTTCCTGGACACCGCTGAAGTGAACCGAACCATCTTCTCGCGTTTCTTGCGAGACGCTGCACGAAGTTCCCGCCACGTCGAGTTCGTACTCGTAGTGCGAATCTGCAAGATCTCCTGCCGTGACTGAGCCAAGCGCTACCGTTCTCGGCACGGTTTCGCCAGTACAGTCCTGCATCCTCCACGCTGGCAGTCGTCCGCCGATGCGGCCGCCAACTTTGATCGGACTGCTGATGCGTATCGAGTGCAGCGACCCAACCCCAAGGACAGCATCTCCGACCGTTGCCTTCTGCGAAGCCGTTGGGTATCTGCTGGCCGAGATCGCCTTTGCTTCGCCGACAGCGCCTCCGCCGAGAGACGGAACAACAGGCGTGAACGCGAGGTCGAACTCTTGTGGGTAGCCAGTGCCTGGGTTGGTGACGCGAACGGCTGTGACCTGTCCGAGCGAGTCGACCTCGGCGGCAAACGCGGCGCCTGTCCCGCTGCTCGACGCCGCGGTCACGAATGGAGGAGTCGGCCCGAAGTATCCGCAGCCGCCGGACGTGAGTTCAATCCGAGAGATGCCTCGATTGGCGTCGAGGACGGCGACGGCGGATGCCCCCTGTCCTCTGCCAGGAGAGACAGGCTCGAAAAAGACAGGAGGCGGGGCGAAGTATCCATCGCCTGGGCTCGTGACATTGATCGCAACAACCCTTCCGTCTTCGACCACGGCGTTGGCAGCAGCCCCTCCGCCGAGATATCCGGAGAATGACACGGAAGTTCCGGAGGCGCCGTAACCGCTTCCTGGGTTCACAACGCGAACCCCGACGACCATCCCGTTCGGATCGACGACGGCAACTGCCGCCGCGCCGGAGCCCGTTCCGGAGACCGAAACGCTCGCGTACGGCGATCCGTATCCGCTCCCTGCGGACGTGACTTCGACTGAGGTTACAGATCCACTGCTGTCAACGTACGCAACTGCCGATGCTCCGTCGCCAGACTGGTCGAACTTTACTGAAGGCGATGACGGAGCGAAGTAGCCCTTACCAGACAGGCTGACTTTTGTCTCGTAGACCTTCCCTATGCACGGCGGAGGGTCGCACCAAGCTCGCATAGAGTAAGTCGGCCTAAACGCAATTGGGAACAGCCTTGGACTGTATCCTCGGCCTGGATTTATGACGTCGACTCTCTCCAGGCTTGACTCGATGTGGGCTCTCGCCGTGCATCCGCTTCCTCCGCCTCCAGATATCGCGACCGAAGGCTCCGCTTCGTACGCCCCGCCAGACGTCACCCGAATGTGAGTAACAGACCCGCCGATGATGACGGCCTCTGCTGATGCGCCGGGCGGAGAAAACTCGACGAGCGGCGGCGAGGTGTACCCACTTCCGCCATTTATTACTTCAACGAAGTAGACATACTGCGGAAGAAGAACCGGATTAAACTCGGCATGTTCTCCGTCGTCGTTAATGAAAAACTGCGCAAGGTCGACGGACAGGCCTGATGAAGATAGCTTTACTGCCTTTGCTGCCTCAAGTTCACCTGCGCCGTAGTAATACACTGGATAAAAAGGATCTATCGCATTGAGTGTCACTCGATCAATCGGGCAGTCGAGCCGAACGTCGCCTTCGGCGATGGCAAGCCATTCGGTCGTGCTGCCCCACGTGCCTCCCCAATCGTCAAGTTCGCCGTCGCCTCTTGTGCTTCCCCACGTCCACAGCGATCCGTCGGCCTTGATGCCAGCAGCGGCAGTGTCGTATTCGCCTGAAACCCAAATCCACGGGCCAGCATCGAAGAAGGTTATCTTCTCGTCAGGCCCCCATCTCCAGAGACTGCCGTCCTGGCGAATGCCGTAGCTGTCCTTGAGGAGAACCCAGCCGTCTGATTGCCGCTCGATCCAGGGCGGCGTGCCACTGAGCGGCGCGAACTGACGATGGCTGAACTTCTCTGTGACACCAGGGTGCTGCCTCGGAATCGAGGACGGCTCGCTGATGTAGGCCCGCGCGCCGCAGCACTTCTCTCCGCAGTAGTACCATAAGCTCACGTCAGCACCCCACGGAAATAAGCACATCTCCAGAGACCAGACAGACTCTGTGAGCAGAAGAGAACGCGATGTTCGGAAACAGAACATTCTGCACCTGAGCAGTGGCAGACGTGTTCTCTGCGTACGTGACTTGCTTCCACTGAAGAATAGTCCAGGCGCCGGTGAACAGGCACTTCTGAACTCCTCCTCCTCCTCCGCCAGCCGCTCTCGGCAGTGAGCTGGGGCTCCCCCCGCGCCGCGCTCTCTCGTAGCCCGACACAGCGGCATTGATCCGCTGCGCGTCTTGATGCGTGAACGAGACGAGCTGATTTCCCTTATTCGCCGGAATGTTCTTCCGCTTCATCGCGAATCACCATCCGAGATAGTTGTACGAACCGTACCCGCTGTACCCCGGCGGCGCGGCGTCTGGAATCGGCTCGAACACGCCGACGAACGGCAGCGTCTTGTAGATCCGAAACGTCAGCATGTCAGGCGGCTGGCCTGGAGTCTTCGCTCGGCCCTGACGAAGAGCAGCCGGTTCGCTGACGGGCTCACTTCCGGCGAGAATCTTCTTTCGCTGCCCGCCGACGATCTCGTTGAATCCGACGTCCCAAGTCTGCAAGTCCCAGCCAGTGTCTCGGTACGCGAGAGTGACATTTGTCTCCCAGTAGTAGACCTTCCACGGCGGAACATCGGGCGTGTCGCCTGGTATGGACTCGAACTTTCTGTTCGCCGTGATCGACTGGCACTTCCAAGTCTTGGGCTGACCGCCGCTCCAAGTGTCAGAGTTAATCGCCCCGACGTACTGCTGGGCTCGCTGGAAATTAAATGGCGGCGCCTGATTGAACGAGATCGTGACCGTGAACTCAGCTTCGTCTCTGTCTAGCCCCGAGAGCGGGTCTCCAGCACTGTTGACGATGATCTCTTTCGTGCTGTTGTCGTTCGCGTTCTTGTAGTACCAGAAGCACGGAGCAGACGCGAGCGAGCCGGAGAACTGAAACTGCGCAGGCCTGAGCCACGGAATCTTGTCGTTCTCGTCGAGCCAGCGGTACGAGTACGTGACCTTGTAGTGAAACGGCGAGTCGCCGTCCTGCTGAGTGTTCGACTCAACGAGACGGGCGCTTGCGTCAGTCGGGTACGGGTCTCTCCATGCAATCCCAGGCGAAGCCGCTACGAAACTGAGGTTCGGCTTGACCGTATTCGTCCGCACCAGAAACACTCGCGTGTACTGCGGCGTGCCTTCGAGGTTCGCCGTGCGGGACTGTCCGCGATACAGTTCGCGGCAGTCGACGATTCCGGCAAGCGGAGGACTTGGCACCCACGGCGGGCCGAGCGAATTTGGTTCTGGCATGTGTGCGTGTCCGTACTATTACTTGGCCGAGAGCTGAGCGATGACTGGAGCTGCGTCAGGCTCCTGCTGCGCCTCGGCAAGAAGCCGCGTGTTGCGAGCGATCTCAAGCTGAGCCTTCAGCGACGGGTTGTCGTTGCCGCGGAGAATCCTGAAGAACGTGTCGACGCCAGCCTTGCTGCGGGTGTCGGACGAGTCGATCTGGCGACGGTCTTGGGCGACGTTGTCGAGGGCGGGCTTCATGCCCTCCTGAAGGTCTGCCTGAAGGTTCATCTTCCGGCTGGCGAACTCCTTGTCGTCGATGACTCCTGACGTGCGAAGCTCTTCGAGCTGCTTCATCGAGTCCTTGAACTGCGAGAGCGGGTCTTCAGGATCAGCTCCAGGCATCGCCTTATTCATCTCGTTCATGGCGAGCCGGTACTTCTCTGGGTCGGCCGAGCCGCCGACGCCGTACGCTTCCTCGATCTGCTTCTTGCGGTCTGCCATCTGCGACGCGAAGTTCTTGGCCTCGCCGCCAGCGCCGAGGGCCTCGTCTCGCTTCTTAAGTGCCGCCTGTTCGGCCTGCTTTCTCTGCTCGGCGCTGATCTTCTTGTTCGGGTCAGTTGAGTTTGCTGCCTCTTCGATCTTCGCCATCTGCTCTTCAAAGACTTGCTGCGGCGATTTCTCTATCCCAAGAGACTGGAGCAGCGAGTCGCGAGCTTCTTTTACGGCCCGATCGAAGAGTTCCAAGTCTTCCTTGTTGCCTTTGAGAGCGTCTCGCACCTCGTCGATCGACTTGCCAGACAGGCCAAACTTGTCTGCAATCGAGTCGATCTGGCCAGAGAACTGCTCAAACGGGGTCTTGGTGACGCCAATCGCAGACATGAACGAGTCTGCGATGGCGCGATTCGCCTGGGCAGCTTCTTCAGCCGAGAGATTCAGGCCCTGGAGCTTGCGAATCGACTCTTCACGGACTTGCATGGCCGACTTCTCGATGCCGACAGACTGCAAGACAGAGTCGCGGTTTTTCTTGAGGGCTTCTTGCAGCTCGGCGCCTTCCAGGCCAGACGCACGAATCTGGGCCTCGCCAGCCGCAAGCTGCTGTGCGGGAGTTGCGTCGAGGCCCGCGGCCTTTCTTCGGTCGATCGCCAGTGCGTTCTCTGCAATCGCCTTCTTGGCTGGGTCTGCGGCGAACGCTTCGTTGATCTGGGCCTGCCGTTGAGCGAACTGGCTTCGCATGTCTGCCGGAACGCCGAGAGACTCGTCTCGCTTCCTGAGCGCTGCATCGCGAGCCTGCGCGGCTTCTTGTGCTGTGATCCGCTTTGCCGGATCCGTTGCGTTCGCAGCCTCGTCGATCTTCGCCATCTGCTCTTCAAAGACTTGCTGCGGACTCTTCTCGACGCCCAGAGACTGGAGCAGGGCGTCGCGGGCGTTCTTGACGGCACTCTCGAAGATCGCGAGCTGCTCAGCGTTCCCGGCGAGGTTCTTCCTGACCTCTTCGAGCGGCTGGCCTGTCATGCCGAACTGCTTCGCAATGTCGGCCGAACGACTGGCGAACTCTTGGAACGGAGTCTTCGTTGCGCCGACAGACGACGCGAAGTCGTCCATTGCCTTGCTGAGTTCGTATGCTTCTGTCTCGGCAGAGATGAGGCCGGAGTTCCGGGCCTGCGAGAGGTTCTGAGTTCGCTCCGTGAGCTGCGCCTGCGCGGACTCGCCGATGAGCTGCTTTCTCGCGTCGTCTTTGATCTGAGTGCTGGCCTGCTCTTTTTGCAGCGGCGTCAGCTCCGAGTTAAGCGCGACCTTCGTGAGTTCCTTTTCCATCTTCTGGATCGGAGACAGGAACGCGTCTTCGAGCTTCCTGCGAATCTCATCTGCGAAGTCAAGGTCGACCTTCAGTCTGGCGTTCTTTCTGTCGAGGTCTCTCTGCACGTCCTCGACGGCAATGGATGCCTGCTCTTGCGCGGACGTGCTATCGAGTTCAGCGCGGATGCGGACGAACTCTTCGCGGCTAATCTTGCCGGTGTCGAAGTCCTGCTGATTTTGGTCTCTTCTGGCGTCAAGCTCTTGCTGGAATCCGCCAGACGCAAGCTTTTGCTTGATCTCATCAAGAGCCTGCGAATACTCGTCGGCGTACTGCTTGGCGCGTGCTTTAACTTCTTCCGAGCGAGGGAAGAACGAGTCTTCAATCTGCACTCCAGCAGACAGATCCCTGGCTGACTTTGCCGCCTGCTTCACTGCACCGTCGAGTTCCTTGAAAACCTCTAGGTTTCGCTTCAGCGTCTCTTCTGGGCTTCCGCTCGCGATTGCGTCGAGGCTCTCGCTGAGAGAATCTGCCAGCTCTGCGGACTGAGCCTCGAACTCTTCGGCGGAAATCTTTCCATCAGCAAGACTTCTTTGAAGCTCGTTGAACTCCTCCGAAGACTTGGATGCAGCGTCTGCTCCGGCTTGGCCAAACTTGGCGGCGCGAATACTGAGATCGGCGAACTCTCCGCGAGCTTCTTCGATCGTGGCGACAATCGCAGAAAAGCCGACAGGTTCTTCAATCTCGAAGCCCATGTCCGCCATCGCGGCCTGGGCCTCTGTCTTCATCTGCTCGATCTGCTGCTCAGTTGCGCCAGCAGCCCTTGCGACGGCCTCGATGTCTTTCAGGAATCCAGGCTCTCCTGTCGACTGGTTCGCAGCAGCAGCCTCTGCAAGCTGCTCCACGCTCGCTGTCGCGCCGTCGATCTTAGCTGTGCCTTCGCCCCATCCGCTGAAGAACTCGGCAACTCCTGAGCCGACGGCCCACAGGGCCGCGATCCCGACGGCGGCAAGCTCAACGGCGCCGATCAGCAGGCCGAGCGGGCCGAGCGCAAAAAGCCACGCGACGTGCATGGCGGCAGCGCTCGCAATTGTCGCCGCTGTTGCCGTTATGAGAGATGCGAGATAGACGCCGATTGCGGCAACCGCCACGCCGACCAGGGACGCAGCGATGGCGACTCCGGCCGCGACCCACGCGGCGGCAGTGCGAACCGCTGCAACGACCGACTGGACGCCAGCCACCGACATGACCGCCGTGTACACCTGAGTGGACGTCGTCAGGATCGCAAACGCGGCAGCAGCGCCGATCAGGGACGCCGACACTGGCCCGAAGACGTTTCCAAGTCCGGCGAATCTCGTTATCGCATTGAGAACCTCCGTGACGCTTTCCCCCAGCTCGACGAATCCCTCTACAGTCGGCCTGATGGACTCCTCGACTGCCGACGCAAACTCATCGAAGCGATCTACAAGCCCTTCGACGTAAGACCAAAGCTCCTCGAAGGCTTCGCCGAGTGTCTCGAAGATCGCTGCGATCGTCGCGAACGGCAGGAAGGAGGTCGCGAGCTTTGCGGCGGCGGCGGCAATTCTCGCGAGAGTTCCGACGACTCTGCCTGCGACCTCGATGAGGACGGCGAACGGAGTCGAAATATCCGCAATGACCTCCGCGAACGCGCCGACGAGCGGCGCGAGGCCGCCGATGATTTCGGCCTTTGCGTTGTTGAATGCCTCCTGCATCCGCGTAAACGGAATCGCAAGGTCATCCGTCATAGCGCCGCTTGCGGTGCGAAGCCTGTCGAAAGACTGGTTGACGTCAGTGAATCTCTCGAAGTCAAGGTCGCTGATCGTGCCGCCAAGTCTTCCGATGTCTTCGTTGATCTGCTCAAGGCTCTTGAGCATCGGAAGCAATGCAGGCCCGGTTCTTCCGAACAAGTCCATTGCGACTTGCGTTCGCTTAGTCGCATCGGGGATTCGCGAGATCTCTCCGGCGACTTCGAGAAAGACCTGCTCTGGCCTGCTATTGCGGAGCGTCTCTGCCGAGATCCCGAGCTGGTCGAATGCGGCTTTCGCCTCGCGAGCCTGGGCAGATCCGAGATTCCCGACTTTGACCTTCGATGCGTTCTGGCTGAACGTCTGCTGGGCGCGGACGACAGACTGAATAGCGACCCCAGAGCTTTGTGCTGCGATCTTGAGCTTCTCGATTTCCTGAACGGGTTGGCCAAATCGGTCGGCCAAATCGCCCATCTGCTGAGCGTTCTGGCCGACGTGAAGAAGCTCTTCGGCGAATCGGCCTGTAGCAACGGCAGCGGCAGTCGCCAATGCCGCTGTGATCGGGAAAAGCGAAACAAGCCCGGATAGAGCGCCTGCTGCGCCTCCGACGGCGCCCGAGAGTACAGAGCATCCCTCAGACGCGGCGATAACAGCGCCTGAGAATGCGCCGATTGCCGCCGTGGATGCGGCAGTGCTGGCGACGACAGACGTGAAGTCGAGCGCGGATGTGCTTTCCCTGCCAGCGGCGAACAAAACCTGCAAGACAGTCGACGCCCTGGCAGCAAGTCCGACAAAAGGCACGAGAGACGCGGACGCTCTTGCTACCGATGCAGCGACGGCTGATGCGGCAGTGCCCATTCCGGCGAGAGACGGGATCGAGCTGACCGCAGCCTGCGAAACGAGCGACAGCCTCAGAAGAACTCCTGACATGCCGGTATCAAGCGATGACGCCCGCGACAGAAGGCCAGACGCAGCGGAGGCGACTGCATCGAATGCTGTTCCAGTGGCGGCGGCAACTCTCCCGACGAGCTGAGTGCTTGTCAGGAATCTGCCGACCTGAGACACGGTCGCGTTGATGGCAGCATTGGCCTGCACTGCCGCCCTCGCAGAGACTTGCAGGCCAGTTGATAGTGCTGCTGACGCGGCCCTTCCTGCCGATGTGCCGGTCAAGAAGCGAGCAAGCGACTCAGTCGAAGAGTCGTACGCAGACCCAAGCAACTGAAGCGATCTCTGCACGAGCCTATGGCTCGCCGCGTGTGATATCTGCTCCGTAATTATCCCTGCGATTGCCTGCGTCGATCTGACGACTGCCTCGTCTGTTGCGCCGAACAGCCGCAGCACGCCGCCGAGAGAGCCTTGCAGTAGCCTGTTGACGTTTTCAGCAGACAGGATGCCGCTCACGAATCCTTCGATTCCTGCCCTCGTGGCACCAAAGATCACGCGAAGCGAGTCGACGTCTCCGCGAAGGCCCCTCATCGTGAGAACGAAAGCCTGCCCCGCGTTTCTTGCGCCGGTTGCTGACGTGATGAAGCCAAGAAAAGACGAGCGAAAGTCTGCATACGCGCTCACTGCCTGACGAACAGACGTAACGACAATTCCAGTCGAAACAACAAGAGATGCAAGCGAGCCTCTAGCGCGAACAGCAGCCTGCGAAGTCTCGCCGATCGAGTCTCCGAGAGACTCTACGGCAGTTCCGGCCGAGGCGAGTTGTGCCGTATCCGCCGCGACAGTGACCGTTGCGGACGCTCCCGCTGCCGTTTCTCGCAACGACTCAACCGACCGAGATGCCTGCTCAAGTCGCGAAGAATCTACCGAGATAGAGACAGACAGAGACGACAGCCCGCTGAGCTTCTGGGCCAGTGCGTCGACTTTCGACGACAGGCCAGACAGCGACGACACGACCGAATCGACGCCAGACTGAAACCCCGAAAGCTCAGAGGTAAAAGCGACGTTGATGCTGCCAATCGTAGCCATGAATTACCCCGCCCCCTTGGTGGCCGCGGCGAGCTTCATAAGCTCGGCAAGCATCTCGTCCTTGGTCTGCTGTCGCTTGCGATGGCTGGGCATGAGCATCTCTTCTTCCAGAGACTTACAGCCCCACGCAGTGCATAGAGCCGTGGCGAGACGAGCAGACTGACGCCACTCGTCTCCCCACGGTTCAATTGTCCAGAATGCCTCCCATTCTGCGAGTTCGGCAGCATCTACCGACGCGAGAAGTTCAGCATGAGACCGTCCGAGCGCAAGCGCGAGCCGGAACTCGAACAGCCTGCGGGGACGGTCTAGGAGTTTTTTGCCAGTTCGTCGACGTCTTCCTTCGAGAACCGATTCAGCTTCATGCACTCGCTGAACAGGCGATCGAGGACTGCCGCCGACTTCTCGCCGAGTTGCGGGATCTCGGTCTCGGTAAAGAGACGCTCGCCCTTCTCGTCGCACAGGCACTTGGCGACAAGCTTCGCGCGAACCATGTCCACGCTCTTGTTGCCGTTCACAAACTCGGCCTCGAAGCGATCTCGCTCCGTGCCGGTCATCACCCGAAGCTTGACCGATCCGCCCCACTCGGGGACGTCGTGATCGACCATCTTCTTGTCGTCTGCCGCGATGATCGCAGCCTTTGAGAGAATCATAGAACTACCAGCCTTCTACCCCTACCGATTGGACAACCGAAATGTTGCTGAACCGCGGATGAAGTCGCCAGTTGTTGCCGAGATCTGTGCTTGCGTCATCACCGCAGTCTTTACGATGCCGAGCATGTTTGGGTCAGTCGAATTGAGAACGATCGTGCCCTTCTCGTCGATCGGGAACCTCAGCGTCATCGTCTTTCGCATTCCGACGCTGCTGAAGATCCAGTTTCCGGTGGGCGCGAAGAACTCTATCGAGACCTCACCGCCGTCTGTTGCAAAACACGAGTCGAAGTCCTGCTTGACAAGCTTTCTGTTCGTGTTTTCTGGGTCAGTGACGATCTCAGACGACATCGACGTAATGTCGATCTCGTTCCCCGCAGATGCAGAGACTGAAATGGAGGTGGCCAGAAATCTGGTCGTCCCCCACGTCAGAACGGTTCCCTGCGGAGATACGCGAGACATTCACTACGACTGCGAAATCCGGAGCGTCGCCGAGCCCTTGATCAGCTCGCCAGCAGCGGCCTGGATCTGAGACGACGTGCAGAGAGCAACAGTCGGGAGACCGGCGGTCAGGGCTTGGTTCGACCCGGATCCGTCGATAATCCACGTGATGTTCCCGGTCGCCGTCATCTGCGGAAGCTCAAGCCCGTAGAACTCGATCGACAGCTCGTCGCCGTCGCGGAGCGGAGCGGGGCGATACGTGCGGTATTCGCCGTGCTTCGTCTGGAGCGTAGACACGTCTACTTCAGACACCTTCTTCGAGAACGAAATCGACGTGAGAGTGAACGGGTTCGTTCCGAACTTAAAAGACAGTCCCTGCGCTCCCTCGTATGCCATGTCTTGCTTTCCTGTTTAGACGGATTCGTGATATCGAACTTCGTAAACCTGATCGACCCTGTACAGTGGCTTGGCCTGTCCCTCGTACGGACGTTCCATGTTGTCCGATTCAGAAGCAAGCGCCGCACTTACAATTGTGATCCCCTGGTACTCGCCCGTAAAGTTGTCAACCGTCAGGCGAATCGCGTCCGCAATGTCCTTCGCCTGGGTGTACGTCTCACAGACAATCGAGACCGAAAACGTCGCGATAGGCCTGCCGACGTTGACGTTCATTGCCCTGTCGCGGCGGGTTCCGGTGCGTCTGTAGACAACGAGCGGAAGGGCGGCATTCTGCGGTGCCAGGACGGGGTAAATCCCGGCCGTCGTGGCAGAATCGAGACGGGCGCGGAGCCACTTCTCAGGAAATGCCACGGGCGAGGCCCTCCTCGATCAGAATCACGGCCTCGGACGCGTAGGCGTCGAACGTCTCCTCCAGAACAGACTCAAGCTCTTCTGGCTGTACCCACTTCCGGAGAACAGAACGGCCCTTTCGGCTTGGCCGGAGGACGCTGTTCAGCTCAGGATTTCCGGCTGTTTCGACGCCTTCTTCGTAGCCGACTTCCGCAGACTCGTCCGAGACTTGATAAATCACCGAGTCTTTGAGTTTCTGGCTATACCCGACCGGCGTCGCCGCCCTGAGTCTCGCGGCGAACGTGGATGCTGCCTGCCCAAAAACGGGCTTCCGGTCGATCGACGTCGGTAGATTCCTGAGCTTCTCCGCGAGTTCCTCGACGCCTTCGAGTTCGATGCCAATCACGAGACTTGCTCCTTGCAGACGAGCTTGTGGTACTCGCGATTGTTCATCTCGGACACGGACAAAATGTCTAATGTCCTGGCCTGAGTGCGGCTATCCCAGACGAGCCGCATGCCTGAGTTCAGGCCAGAGACATAGCGAATCTCAACGTCGTGCGTGGCGACCGTATACGGCCCTTGAGCGCTCATAAGTTCGTCGACTCGAAGGTTCCTGATCGCCGCGCGCCTCTTTGCGAACGGAGCCCACGTCATCGTCGACTCGCCGTACGCGTTCGTCTGCTCGGTCGCGACTTCGATCGTGACAGACTCTCGGAGGTCGCCAGCACGAATCACCTGTACTGCCCCCAGTTGATGCTGCCGAGCAGAATCTCGACCGCCATCGGGACGGGATTCATGCCGCCCTGGATGACTGCCTCGCGAGTTCCGTACCAGTGAGCAACGAGCATGAGAATCGCGTGCCTCGCCGGGGCTGGCACAGACGTCGTGGAGTCGCCGTATCCGGCCCAGTACGTGACTGTGACGTCGTTCTCGGCGCCGCGGCACGTCGGCCATGTCCCGTTCCACTGCGGGCGGATCACTGCCGGAGTCGAGTCGCGGTCTTCTCGGAAGTTCGTGAACGCCACGGGAGCGGACGCGCCAGACGGCACGTACGTCACAGATATTTGGCCGGTCGCGATCGGCGGGCGCGGAAGCTCAAGATCCCACGACGGAAAGTGGTCGAACTTGAGCTGCCACTGAGAGCGTACGAGAGTCCTGTCTGAGACAGTCTCTACGTGGTATCTCGCGGCAGAAATCAGCGACTGAATATAGAGATCGTCGTCCGTGAAATCGGCATCGACTCGAAGATGAGCCTTGGCCTCTGCGATCGACACCGGCTCGATCGTCGGCTCCGTGATTCGCCGAATCGAGCGATACTTGAGATTCCCGCGGCGAATGACGTCGTAGTAGTTCACGACGACTTCCTCGACGAGTGCTTGCGAACGGCCCGCTCGGCTGCTTCCTGCTGGCGAGAAACAGCCTGCTCGACAACGACGGCAGACCTCTGGTCGACTGGTTCCTCGGCGATGCCGCTCCGTATCCAGTCTTTCGCCGTCGGCTCGAACACGTCGACGACTTCTCCAGACTTGCGGTAGTTCCAGTCTTTCAAGAGCCGGACTTTCATGCCTCGGCCCTCGCTGCTGAACTCTCCGCGTGCTCTGGCGACCCCCACGCCTCCGGTGGTCTCCGTCCGCCAGTGTTCCAGAAATGGCTCGGGTACTGGTGAATGCCGTTCAGTCGCTGGTCAGGCCACGTAATCACAAGCTCGGCGTGGCCGATCGCGACTTGCGGGCAGACCGCGAGAGTGTTGCCGCACTTTTTCCACTGGCGCCAGAAGTAGATATCTGGATCTGTTCTCGGAGTCTTGTCGTCTGGCAAGTCTTCCCAGCCACCAAGTTCGTTTGGAACGCCAAGGAACCACGGCTTCGGCATTCTCTTGATTGCCGAGACTCGCAGCAGCGTCAGTCCAAAGTGAGCCGTGTCGACGGGCTGCGCTGGCTTCTCCCACCACTCCGCCTTCAGGGTGACCTTGCCGCCAGTTGCCGGAAAGCCCTCCGGCGTGAACATCAGATTCTTCTCGTCTCGCTTCGTCTGAAGAGGCGCGATAGCGTCGTATCCAGACATTAGCATCGCAGAGACAAGGCGGGCGACGCAGTCTGGCTCGAAGACTGAGTCGTAGTCCATCGTGAGGATCAGGTCGTTGCCGTGCTCCTCTTTGCACTGCTCTGCGATCAGGCGATACATCGTCTGATCCCAGAACGCTCCCGTGCCTTTGACGATTGGAATCTGATACGTGCTGAAGGCATTCACGGAGCAATAAAAATTGTCCATGAAACCCAATCGCGGGGCCGAGAGGACTCCCGCGATTTTTACATCATGCTCAACGTTGCCAACAACAAGACGCATGCCCAAGCCTCTCTGGTGAGATGAACGGCCTGGGCATCCGTGCCCGACCGAGACCCTCCGTGGTCGAAAGCCGTCCTTGGCCCCCGCCTACGTTTTGTCTCAGCCGCTGACGTAGTTGCTGACGCCAGCCGTGTCGGCGTTGTACGGCTCGTCTTCGAGCTTCGACAGGCGAGCGACCGACGCCACCGTCGCGGGCTTGCCGGGGTTGCCGACAACCGTCAGGTAACGCTTCTTGCCCCGCATGTCGACGTTGAAGCGGGCGACGTGATTGCCGGTCGTCCGGCCAGCGGTCGCAGTGACCGTGAAGCCAGGAACGTCCGTCTGGCCACTGCCAGCCACGTCGCTCTGCTGCACCTTGAGAACCGTGGCGTAAGCCGCGGCGCTCGCGGTGAACGTCGAGTACACCACGTCCACCGACACGTAGTCGGCACCGTAGGTGTCGATCTCGTGCGAGAACGCGCCGCCGTCAGTCGCAACAGCCGCAACCTTCGCAACCGTCTTCGTGCCTTCGAGATGATTGGCCATGTCTAAACTCTTACTCCAAAAGGGTTGGGGTGTCCGTACTTATCAGGCAGCAGCAGTCTGGAGAGCCACGATCGGGCCAGCCTTCGTGTTGTCGCCCAGATCGTGGGTGACAGCATCCCAGCGGGTCGTCGCGACCATCAGCGTTGCGTCCTGCTCGATCAGGCGATCCTCGCTCGTCTTGATCGTCAGGCCGCGACGAGTCGCGTAGATCGAGCTGAGCGAGAGGTCACCGTAGAGCAGCTTGACCACGCCGGGGTCGGTGCCGATCACGTTCGACATCGTGTGGACGAAAACCACCGGACTGCCGAGCAGGCGAAGCTCAGCAGGAGCCGCGAGGTTCGCTGCGGTGTTGCCGCCAGCGAGGCCCACGTTGTTCACAAGGCCCAGCCGCTGCACGCTCGCAGCGAAGACCTGGGGATTCACGAACCACTTGGCCTGAGCCCTCGCGTAGAGCGGGAGCCGACCCGCACAGGCGATCAGGTCGTCGATATCGAGGGTCAGGGCCGACGTGTTGCCCGCAGCAGCGGTCACGAGACTGCCGTTGTGGGTGCCGTCCTTGATCTTCGTGCAGATGCCGATCATGCCGCCGTGATCAGAGACGCCGGTGCCTTGGAAGGCAACAGTGTCTACGAGTTCCGCGATGGAGCGGCCCACTTCGCCGACCAAATAATCGGCCAAGTTAATTACGCTGTCTTCGAGCAGCTCCGAAGAGATGCGGTTTGCCACCGCGGTCTTCTTGCAGACAAGCTGCACGCGATCCCAGGCTGCGTCAGCCTCGGTCACATTCGTGTTTTCTCCCACGAAATATGCCTTGAGACCGCCCACTCGGCGCGGGATGATGAGCGTGTCGCTCTTCATCTGGATGTTCCGAGCGTTCGCGGGGAACGCCCCGAATTCCTCGACCAACACCAAGATCTCGTTGAGAACCTCATCCTGCGCGAAAATTCCGCCCTGCGAATTGACGCCCTCGATCTGAGCCCGCGACTCGACGCCGTGATCGGCACACCACCGAGCGGCGTTCTTGTCGCCGAACAGCGAGGCCCGGAAGGCCATGCCAGCACGGTACGCACGCTCTTCAGCGTTCGCACCCTTGATGTTCTTCAGGCGACCAGCGCCGGGGAGATTGTGATAGATCGACACCGAACGACCCTCCTTGGTGGATGCGGGACGGGCGACCGCCGATTCCTTGGCGGGCGTTGACTTGTCGAGGACGGCCCGGAGTTCAAGCTCCTTGGCGGCGACGCCCTCATAGAACGTGATCTTCTCGCGGAGCTTCTCAGCCCGCTCGCAGAGGCAGCGGAGCTTCTTCTCCTTCTCCTCGTCCTCGGGGACGGCGCCTTCGGCGTCCTCAACCTCGGCGGGCTTGTAGCCCTTCTCCTCGACGTCGTCCTCGTCCTCGTCGCCTTCCGCCATCGCTTCGCCCATGCCGCGAGCAGCAGGAGCCTCCTCGTCCTGAAGGGCGCCCATCTCCGCCAGAACGGCGGCGAGTTCGTCGAGGAGAGACTTGATCTTGGCGGAGGCTTCCATGTCGTTCGCTTCCCTGCGTTGGTGAGTTGATAACTGTCGTTGTGGCGACAGTGTTCAACTTACGAACACAGAGGCGACGACCCGAAGAGACTCAAGTTGTGTCACACAACTTTTTCACGACGCCACGAACGCTCAGCAGTCACGATAGAGCGAGCCTGAGCGCCGCAGGAGTTGCACTTCAGGTAGCGAACCTGATGCTCGCCGCAGTTCTTGGACGTGCGAGTCGTGAGCCGTCCACGCCCGCAATGGCGACAGCGATCACCGCTAACAGTCATTTACGCTTCTTTGCAATAGCCTCGACCGTAGACCCGATCACATGTCCCGCGAGGCCCGGAACAAATGGCGCGACAGTAGAAGCGACCAACACCCCTGCGTTATTGGCTGCGACTTTGAACCCCTTCTTGGTGAGCTGGTAGATGTAAGACGGCGACTGAGACTTCACGACGACGCTGACCTCTCGCGGTGCGTTCTCTTTTGCGATTGACTTCACGGCATCCATCTCTGACTGAGTCAGCTTTCCTGACTCGCGGGCTGGCGTGATGACAAGAGACTTGCCTGTTAGCTCGGCGTCGAAGATCTTCTTGCCGTCCTTGTCCTTGATCTTCAGAGTCAGAGACTTGCCCTTGATGTCTGCCGACGACTTCGGCGATCCGCCCAGGCTCTTCACGAGCGAAGCGACTTGCTTCTCGCTCGAACCGGCCTTTTGGATCGCCTTCATGACGCGAGTCGGCCGCATCTGGTTGTCGTAGAGCCCTTTCACGGCTCCGGCGACGGCTCCGGCGGCTGCGGCTTTCGGAACGAGCGGAGGAAACCACGTCGCGCCGAGCGTGGCGACTGCCGCGCCAGCCGCCCCTTTCGCGGCGCCGACTGCGACGTCGGCTGCGATCCCGCCAGCGCATGTGTTGCCCTTCTGGAATCCGCCGGAGCCGGTGCCGCAGTTTCGAGCTTCGGCAAACTCGGCGAGAGTCGGAATGCCGCTTCGCCGAGAGACCCACTCCCAAAACTCGTTCGCGGAGCGGCCTTGGCGGGCGAGTCGCTTGGCAGCTTTCTTTCCGACTGCGACAGTCTCTTTGTATCGCTTGTAGCCTGGGCTGTTCTTGTCGGTGAAGTCGATCTCCATGTCCATCTGGTGGCCGTTCTTGTTCCACCACTCTTCGCCATCTGGCGTAGCGACGATGTCTTGGACTCGAACGCGCCCAGTGTTCAGCCACCTCTGGTACGCGCCGTCGGACAGGAGGCTGGAGCCTGTCTTTCGCATTGCCTCGTCGCTGAAGGAGGCAAATCTTTGCGAAGCAGAAACATCGACCTCTCCGTCAAACCCGAACTTCGGCCACAGCCGGTAGCCTTTAAAGCTTCCGTCTGGGCCTCCAGTGCTTCCGTGTCCGTATCCAGCAGCAAGAGTCGTGGCGTTTCGCATGCCGTTTCTCTCGGCAGCTTCTAGAGACTCAGCCATGAGCGCCAGGATCGAAGCAGAGACGGTTGCGACAGACACTCTCCCGTCTGCCATTGCCTGAAATGCCTTGTTCGTCGGAGAAAAGTAGTCGTAGTGAACCTCGCGATTTTTTCCGATCGTGACGGCCACTCTCGCGTCTCCGAGACTCGCGTCGCTGGGGTCTATTGGAGATCGTGTCTTGACTTCTATTTTCTGGCCGAGACTTGTGCGATCAATTGTGACTTCAGAACCTTTCGATGTGGCGGCGCCAATCACGAGAATGTCAGACGGATCTTTGACTCCAGCCTTCTTGGCGATCTCCATCACCGCAGGAGGGTCGAGAATTTCCAGCGACTTCGCCTTCTTCGCCGAGTCAAACGGCGAACCGTGCTTGAGTTGCTTCTCGTCGTACTTCGCCGAGCTACCGTTTGGCGTGAGCCGAATCGAGTCCGGCAGTCTCGCGTATGGCCCGCGCCCACCTGAGCCACCACCAGCGCAGTTGTTGCCCTGGCCGAATCTTCCGCCTCCCTGCCGTCCGCAGCCGTCGTCTTGCGAAGGACGGTCGTCGAACGAGAGACGCGTCTGCGAGTCTCGCGACTCCAGAAACGCGAGCAGGCTGGCGTATCGGCAATCCAGGGAGAGGCTCATCCGCGACGGGCCTTGAGGAATGCGACCGTCTCGCGAGCAACGCTGGCTGATCTGCGAGATGTCTTCGGCCGAGAGATCTTTTTCTCGAACACTCCCTTGCTCGACGAGTAGCCCCCAGGAGATTTCGCGACAAGCTTGTACCCCTTCGAGGACAGAGTCTTGACGTCTTCATCTCTCCACGCCTCGACGGCGACGTGCTTTGCGTTCAGTGCTTTTGCAGACTTCTCGACAGTATCGAGGTTTGTGCCGCCGTCCTGAAAAGAAAAGAAAACGGAAGCGCCTTTCGGCTTGTCTCCGAAGATGCTGCTTGCCGTGATGAACGCATGCCCGCCATTATGCGTCTCGATCATCAGCGTCTTTCCGTCTGCCGCGAATGACGAATACTTCACCTCTCCATTTGTCATAATGTCGGCGACCTTCTTTATCTGTTCATCCGACACGCCTGCGCTCTCTTTAATAGCCTGATATCGCTTTCCCTTCGGGCCGTTCACGTTGCCGAAAAACTCAGCTACGGACACTGCGGCGTCGATTAGCGACCCAAACACTTTCCCGCCAATCCAACCTCCCGCTGCTCCGCCTACGACTCCAGCAACTCCACCGGCAAGTCCGCCTGCGGCCCCCATGACTGCACCAATGCGGCTTGCCTTTGAAGAAAAGCTTTCCTTCTCAGCCTCCGGCGACGGCTCCTTCTTTGCGCTGCCTTTTCCGCCTCCAGCGCCGCACGAATTATCCAGCCCGCCGCCTTCCCCCGTCGGGCAAAACGCCCGCCGTTCTGTAAGAAACTCTGCCATTTCTTTCTTAACGATTGCGGCCCGCTCTTTGATCTCAGAGCGAGACTCGACCTTCTTCACGCCTTCGGCGACGAAGTGCTGGTAGCTCCGCTTCGCCACTGCGACAGTCGAGTCGCCGTAGGCTGGGTACGTGACGGGGCCGCAATCGAGGAGAGACTTGATCTTCGTCACAGTCCGAATCGAGCGGCCGTTCTCGGTCGTCCACTTTTCCCCGCCGTCTGCCACGACGAAGCTGAAGCTTGATCCACGCAAGTCGCCTCTTTCGATTAGCTCGGCCAAATCTTGGCGAGACTCCGGAAGCAGGCACTCGTACTTGAGCCCCTTCGTGTCGACGATGAGCCGCATCGTCGTCGGGAAACGTCCGAGCAGATGATCGGGCGAGTGATTGAACAGGCAGCGAGTCTGAAGAGGCTGGCCTTCGCTGTCTTCTCGCTTCTCGACGATGTCGAACGCTTCCGGCGCAATCCGCTCGACAAAATCCCCCAGCAGCAACGAGTCCTTGTGGAAGCGGGCCGCATACCCGACAACGTACGTGCGAGGCTTGCCAGTCGAAGGATCGGCGCGGCGCTCGACCCGCAGAAGCTCCGGGTCTGCCTTCTCGACGTGGCTGAAGTTGCCGAGAAATCGTCGCTCGACTCCAGGCGGCTCGGTCGCGCGACGTTCTTCCGCGAAGTATTCTTCGATCACTTTTCGCAACTCCTCTGCGTCTGGTTCGCCCTCGATCCGTCGAAGGCACTCGTCTTTCGTGGACTCGACGTGTACGTACTTGGTCGGAATGTCCGACAACTGCCTCTTCATCTCGTCGCTGACGTTCGTGGTGATGATCCACGTCTTGCAGTCGTTCGAGCCTGAAAGAGCCTTCTTCAGAATAAGATTTCTGATATCCAGACAATAAGAGACGAGCTTCTCGTTCCTGCCGCCTCCCGACAGGGCGGACATGACCTTGTAGAAGTCGAAGACGACGTCGTTCTCGCCCTTGTGCTTGGCAACATAGTCCTGCTTGCCGCTACCTGGGGCGCCATGCACGACGTAGACGTTTGGTTTCATGCCGTGCGACGAGCCGTACGGACGAAGATCGCGGCCCTCTTTCTCGTCGGCGGCGTTCATCTGCTCGACGACTTTCCGAGCCCAAGCGTAGCCATTCGGGCCACCCCAGAGCTTGTTGGCGATTAGCCCGTTGCTGGGCCATCCCTTGTCTCCCTTGAAGAATCCTTCGGCCTTCTCGTCTGACTGGTGCCGGTCGAAGAACGCTTTCATCCGTCGCAGCGTCGACGGCGATAGCTTCACCCCGTTCGCCAAGTCTCTCGCGCGAGCAATGCCGACGGCTGTGCCGCCGCGGCCGTATTCGCGGCGGAGCTTCAGGCCGTACTCGGCTTCCTTCTTGACGCCCTGCGGCGGCGTGAAGTCGATGTGGGAGTATTTTTCAGGAGTTGCCATCGTCGCTCCATTCGTAATCGTCCAGATCCCCCTCGTCCCAAATCTCCTGCCACATTTCGTCGAGCCGCACGAGATCTGCTGGCGAGAGCCACTCGTCGCCGGAGCCGAGCGGCATGTCTCGTCTCTGTGCGCCGGAGCCGAACTTCCGGATAAACCTGTCCATGATCTTGGACTGCGGGCTCGACCTGTCCTTCAGGTTGAAGTAGACGTCCAAGTCTTCGCCGTTCTCGGCCCACCAGCGAGTTCCCTCGGGGGTGGCGTGCAGATCGAGCAGAGACTTGGCGTGAGACAAGTCTGGCGGGAGCTTGCTGACGAGGTGCTGCGGAAGTCGTGCGTCGAAACCCATGCGGGGCCAGATCGTGAAACCTCGCCAGGGATTGCTCGCCTTGCCTTTCCCAGAGTCGGCAGCGGCGCTTCCGGCGGCGTTGAGCGTGATCTGTGACGCACCGGCCTTGCGTGCTGACTCGACGCTCGACACCATCGTCCGGTAGAACGCTGCGGCGGCTGCGTGTCGCTTGGCTGGATCTCTGGCGATCTCGTCGGTGACGGTCGCTGTGTTCTGGAAAATGAGTACAGAGCCGTCTTCTCCCTTGCCGATCGCGGCTGAGTGATTCATCGCACCTTCGATGCCCGCGATGTCCGACTCGAAGTCGATGAAGACCGGAGTCTCTGAGAAGCCGAACCCGGAGCCGAACTCAGTTCCAGGCCGCATGTAGACGTCAGAGTCCGGCGTTCCGCCTGCGGCTGCGACGGCAGTCGCGGCGTCGATGCCAGCCGATTCGAGGCTCGACTGCACTCTCTGCGGAGCCTTGACGCTCACCGTGCCGTACTTGTCGGCGCCGTCGAACGGCGGCGGAGCGGTCTCGCGAGACGATGCTGGCCAGAGGATTTCGCTGTTCGACGACCAGCGGTCGTCTGATCCGGAGGCTGTGGCCGTGGCTGTGCCGTCTTCCTGGCACTTGTTGCCAGAGCCGAACTTGCCGTCCTCGTCACGGCCGCAGTCGGCAGACCTCTGCTCATCGTCCAGCGAATACTCGATCGTCTCTTCGTCGTAGTCGCGGCTCGTAATCTTTCTTGCGACGCGGCCTTGTGCCGTGATGACGACCGGCTTGACCTTCTTGACCTCGGAGATTGGGTATCCGTACTTTCCGTCAGGGCCGATGTAGTGCGGAGAGTCTTTTCCGACTCGATGCTGCTCGAAGTCGGCATCGAACTCTTCTTGAGTCTTGTAGAACTTCGGCTCGCCGATCTTCATGGTTCCGACGAGCGTCGCCTTGCCCTTTCCTGTGCGGACGATTCCGACAGTCTTGCCGACGTACGGGCGAAGCGAGTTGGAGGGGCGAGTCTCTAAAGTCTTCTCTCCGGACAGAATCTGGCCCGTGAAGTCCTGATGCTTGTCGTTGATGTTGATGCCCATCTGGCACTTGTTGCCAGACCCGAACTTTCCGTCTTGGTCACGACCGCAGTCGGCGGAGCGAGACTCGACCAAATCCAGCGGCAGGAAGTTGCGTCGCTCTTCGACGTCGTCTTCGAGCGACTGAATCAAGGCCAGCACGTCGATGTCGAGGTCGGCGAAGTCCGCGTTCCACACCGACTGTTCGACGTCGAGCGGATTGACGTCGAACTCCTCGTCTCGATCGTCGATCTCGCCCTGCTGCGCGTCTCGCCGAGAGGCGGGCGTAAACGGCTTGGCGCTCGGTTGATCTTTGCTTCTCGCGAGCCGTCCGCTGAGAACTCCATCGGCCGCGGCCGAGAAGAGCGAGTTGTCGGTGATGTTCGTCTGCGCGCCGAGGTGCTTCCAGAGCCGCTTCTCGTACTGCCAGAGCGCCGCCTGGATCTCGTCGATGTCGGCCTTGCGGCCGGTTCTGGCCTCGATCTCCGACTGCACGCGACGGAAGACTTCGCGAATGTTCTTTCTCGCCGTGCCGGTCTTCGGGTCTTGCTGCTCGTGAATCAGAGACTTGAACAGAGAGTTGCCAGCCTGATGCAGGGCATGAATCTCTGGGTCTTCGTGCTTTCCGTATCCGCCGCCAGTGGGTCGGCGAGTCTTGCCGTGAGACCGCTCGGCGGCTGTCGCCCAGAGGAAAGCCGCGCCGTTCTCCTCGATCACGCCGGTCTTGGCCTGAATCTTCAGCGAGCGGACAAGCTGCTCTTTCGTAATGCCGTGAGTCTTGTCGACGCCGAACAGCTTCGCGCGGTTCCACTTTCCGGACTCGATCGCCTTGAGGATCGCCTCGGCCCGCTCCTTGGCCTGCTTCGGAGTCGATCGCGTTATGAGTTCTCCGGAGACCCGCCCGACAGACCTCATGAGCCAGCGATCCATCGTCAGGAAGTCGTGCTTCCCAGACAGGTTCGCAAAGAACGAGCCGATCTTCGGGCCGAAGATCGCCGCGACCGGAACGACCTCATCGCGAAGCTCGCCTGACACCATCTGCTTTTGGTCGCCGCCTCGGTCGACAGGCAAAGACCACGCCGAAGCTCCGGTTCGCTGCTGCCACTCTTCTGCCTGCGACTTCCCGGCGAGCTTGGCGAGAGTCTTCTCGACGTTCCCAGCGGTAGTGTATCCGGACAAAAGCCGCCGAGTTCGCTCTTTGCCGAACGAGTCGAGCAGTCCCTGGAGTACTTTCAGCGACGCCGTGACGTCTCTTGCGCCGCCGCCGTAGTTCGACGGAACGACCGTACCGTGTTCGCGATACATGCGATACAGGTCGTCGGCATCGCGGAGGTTCGCGTCTGGGCCTTGGCCCGTGCTAGTGATCGCGAGCAGCATCGTGAAGACGAACTTCGCGTCGTCGTCCGTCTCGAATTCCGGATACCTCGACGTCATCTTCTTCATCGTGTCGTCGAGGTCGGTGCTGTAGAACCCAGGGTCTACGCCAAGCACGTCATAGGCATGCAGCGCGTCGTCTGTGAGGGACTCGGCGAGATAGTCCAGTTGGGCTTCGGGCAAGTCTGGCGACGCCGTGTCGATGATCGCGCCTGGGCCTGTCGCTCCAGTCTTCTGACGCTCTTCTTCGTGGCGATTCGCCAGGAACTGCCCGACTGCCTCGTGAGCAACGAACTGGCCGTTCTGCCGGTGAGTCTCAGGCGGAAAGACAGGATCGCTCTCGGTGATCTTGTTCGTCGACTTGCCGCCGCGAGACACGAACGTGCGATCCCACAGGTCTGTCGTCGAGCCCGGAGTAGAGCCTTCCGGCTTGTTCGCCTTGAAGTCCGCGATCGCCCTGTCGCGAGCTTCTTTGTCGATGACCGCCACGGTCTTCTGACCGCCGATCATGACGTCGACGTTTCGCTGCTTGCCAGCTTTGGCCTCAGCCTGAACGCTCCCGGCCACGCCGCCTTCGCCGCCGCAGTCATTGCCCTGGCCGAACTGCCCGCCGTCCTGTCGATCTGCGTCGGTGCAGTCCCCGCGGAACTCAACGTCGTAGTCGTACCAGTTCCGGTTCTTGTTCCGCTCTTTCAGGCGAGTGAGAAGAGTCTTCATCTTCTTGTACCGCTTGTAGCCGAGACTCTTCTTGTCTTTGAATTTCAGCATCAGCGGGATGTTCTTACCGTTCTCGTCCCACCACTTCTTCCCCTCGGCAGACGAGATCAGCTCTTGAATCATCAGCGGCTCGCCTGAGTCGAGCTTGTCAACGATATCGAGAGCCCACTTCGGCGGATTGTCGTAGTTGTCCTCGCCTCGATTCGCGATCGCCTCCTCGGCAAACTCACGCAGCCCGTACGTATGAATCTTCCCCAGCTCGCCATCGAAGCCGAACTGTGGCCAGAGCCGGTAGCCCTTGAGCGGAGAGTGTGCGTCGCCAGCAGCCATCGTCTCGGCGTACTGAGCGCCGATGGACTCAGCCCTCGCAAGCGAGTCGGTCATCTTTTCGAGCAGCACGCTCGACACTCGTTTCACTGACTCTTCAGTGATCTCGCCGTCTTCCGGCCGGTCGACGTACATCTCGTCGTACGAGATCGCGAGCCCCTCTCCGTTGTCGAACATCGCGACGTTCACCTCGACGGCGCCGTCCTTGTTCGTGCCGTCGGGGGAGATCGGCATCGTGGAGTTCACGCGGATAACGTCTCCGTCGCCTTCGACGATGACTTTTCCGCCTTTGCGAACTCCGCCGCCGATCGCGACGACGTCGTCGAAAGACTTGAACGAGCCGATGTCGGTCATCGCGCTCGCCAGCTCGCCGACGTCCCTCACAATGAAAGACTTGAGAACTTCGCCGCCGGTCACTGGCGGAGAGTCCTTGAGCTTGGCTCGGCCCCATTGGGCTTCGCCTTCGGACTCCCACCACGAATCGTCTGGCTTCGTTGCTGTCGCGGCGCCGCCATCTTCGGATGCGCAGTCGTTGCCTCGCCCGAACCGTCCGCCTTCTTGGCGACCGCAGTCGTCGCGGAATTCGACCTCGTCTTCGAGCCAGTCGATGATGCTCCGGTTCTTGTTTCGCTCCTTCAGGCGAGCGATGCGGGCCTTCATCTCCTCGTACCGCTTGTAGCCCAGGCTCGACTTGTCTCGGAAGTCGAACGTCAGGTCTGTGCCGCGGCCGTTGTCGTCCCACCACTTCTCGCCTTCGCGAGTCGCGATAAGCTGCTGGACTGTCAGCTCTTCCTTATCGAGCTGAGACTTCTGCGAGTCGTTGAGAGTGAGCTTCCCGTCGGCGATAGACTTCCGCAGCGCTTCGAGTCTGAATGATCGAAGCTTGGCGTCGAAGCCGAACTGCGGCCAGAGCCGGTAGCCCTTCGTGTTCGATTCTTTATTTCCAGCAGCGTACGTCGTCGCCCTGACGATCCCGCTCTTCTCGGCCAGACTCATCGACTCGGACATTCTCTGCATCAGCAGGCTGGCGATCTGAGACTGCTGGGCCTGCGACAGCTCAACCTCTCCTCCGCCGCTGTCCTGCGGGAACATCTCGCCGTAGTAGATCGTGCGCCCGCCGTTGTAGCCGCCGTCGTCCCACAGGAGGTCGATGTGCGTCATGACTTGCAGAGATTCGGGGTCGCTAGGTTCGAGGGGCAAGAACGAGTACGAAGACAGAGTCTCCCTGTTGCTGCTTGCCTTGAACTCCATCGAGCCGCCCTCTCTCGCGCCGCCTGAGAGCGTCGCAAGATCGTCGAGGGTGATCTGAAATGCCTTGAGCGCAGCGGCTGTGTTCTTTGGGGATTTGATCGTGACACTCTTGAGTCCGTCAGCCCCTGGAATGGCCAGCGGGGGCGACTCTTTAAGCTCTCTGCCGCTCATGGAGAGAGAGTCGTCTCCTGCGTTCTGCATCCAGCTATCATCGCGATCGCGAGCCTGGGGCTCGCTCGATCCGCCGCCGCCGCCAGCACAGTCGTTGTCTGCCGCGAACTGCCCGCCCTCAGTCCGGCCGCAGTCGAGGCCAGCCCGATACTCGACGTCATCGAGCCAATCGAAGTAGCTCCGCCTCTTGTTTCGCTCCTTGAGTCGCGGGAGCTTCGCCTTCATTTCCTCGAACCGCTTGAGGCCGAGCGAATCGCCGGAGAACTCGATTTTCATGTCGAGCGAGTCGCCGTTCTCGTCCCACCAGCGTTCGCCTTCGCGAGTCGAGATCAGCTCTTGAATGGTGAGGCTCTTGCGACTGAGCTTGCTGCTCTTCGCAACTCGCGGCGTCTTGTCGAGAATCTCTTTCGGAATCTTGGCGAACAGTTCCTGCGGGAGCTTCGCGTCGAAGCCGAACTGCGGCCACAGCCTGTAGCCCTTGTCCTTGCTGTCGGCAGAGCCAATGGCGAGCATCTGTGCGTGGCTGAAGCCTGCGTCGCTGGCCATGCTCATGGACTCCAGCATGCGTTCCATCATCACGCTGGCGATGCGGTTCTGCGATGCTGCATCGAGATCGAGGCCGTCGTCTGGGAACATCGTGCCGTACTCGATGTACGACGAGCCGTTCTCCTTGCTGATCTCGATGCTCGACTCGACGCTGCCCTTGTCGGGATCGTCTGGGTCGATCGGGATCTGCGACGAGACAGAGATGTCGTTGTGCGAATACGACGCCAGCCACATTTCTGCGCCGCGGATCGCGCCTCCTCCAAGCGTGACGATCTCGTCGATGTTCAGGCCGTGTTCAGACTGGGCGGTGCGGAACTTCTTGACGTCTCGAATCGTGAGGGCTTCGAGCTTCTCGCCGCCCTTGACCGGGCTCGACTTCTTCAGGTCAGACGACGTCCACTCTTTCGTTCCGGACTCCTGCTTCCATGAGTCGTCCTTCGGGCGAGCAGCCACGGCTGTTCCGCCGCTGCCGGACGCGCAGTCATTTCTCGGCGCAAACTGCCCCCCGTCAGTCCGGCCGCAGTTGATGTCGGACGCCCTGAACTCTCGCTCGCGGAGAATCACAGAGTCACCTTGTCGTCGGTGATCTCGTAGAACATCTGCATGACCTCGCCAGAGTAGTCGTGTCCAGACAATACGCCCGCGATAACCTCAGCTACGAACTCTCGTCCGTTCACGGCGGCGTACCGCGAGACTTCAGCCTCGATCATCGACCGCTGCTCGGCCGTGAACTCATGCGACAGAGACGTCGCGTATGAAGCTGGGTCGCTCTTCGCGTGTGTGCGATGGGCCAGTTCGTGGAGAACCGGATTCGGCTGCGATGTCCAGCCGTCACGCTCAAGCATCGAGGCGTCGGGCGAGACGTAGACCGCGTCTTCTTCTGACGAGTACGACGCCAGAAGCTGCCCGATCGAGCGGACTTCGATCTTAGGCAGAGAAGAGAAGTGGTTCGACGCAGCCGAGATCAAGCCTTGGGCTGCGCTTTCTCCGCCATAATCCGCTTCGCTGCATCTCGCAGTGCTTCTGCGATGTCCTTCGCCGCCATCCCCGGAGGGAAGTCGAAGCGAACGAGGTTCTTTTTTGGCTCTTGTTCGTCGGCCATCGTACTCTTCCTTTCGGATTTCCTTCTTCTCGTTGAGATCCCAGATCGCGAGCTGGCTCGTGCTTTCTGCGGAGTCGATCGCGTCGTCGATGCTGTCGAACTTCTCTGAGAGATCGAGGTACACCTTGCCGGTGGCCTGATCGACCCAGCCCCCTAAGTGTAGCGTCGGACGCTCGCCGAAGTGGGATTTATTCTCTTCAAAAAATTTCGTGATGGCTTCTTCCGTCACGTCGTCGGCCGAGTTCAAGATTGTCTCCGACTCTGGAACGACGCTGACCATGTAGCCAGACGTCGGACTGTTGGCGGCGACTGGATGAACCGAGAAGCCGCCCGAGTCTCGGATGCTCTTGAGGGCCGCTTCCGTGACTTGGCCAGACTTGATTCCGCTGGAGCCAGATCCGTCTCCGCTGGCGCACGTGTTCCCGCGGCCGAACCGGCCGCCATCAGCCCGACCGCAGTCGTCGCTGCGAGACTCTGGATTCGTAGTCTTAGTCTTGGAAAGCCAGGGCCTAGTCTTGAGGTGCTGGTAGCCCAGCGGCTCGTCTGAGTCTCGCCCGTTATCTTCAGCACGAGACTGCTTCTTCCGCTTGGCCAGCTCGCTGCGAATAACGTCGGCGCCGACCTTCGAGGCGTACGCGTTCTGCGGCGCGAAGTCGCCCGTAAGCTCGTAGACCGCGTTCTGGCCGAACGTCTCGGCGAACAGGGCTGGCCACGCCTCTTCGGGGAGAGTCGAGGCGTGCGTGAGCATGCCGTTGTACTCGCCGTTCGTCGAGAACGAGTAGCCGCCGCGGACGTGGGCCACGAGATCATGAACGACCCGGAACAGGTCGTTCGCAATCATGGGCTCGCCATCGGAAGTCTTGAACTTCGTCTCGCGGAGCATCGGGTGGTTTTCGGTCGCGGAGCCAGTCCCGAATCCTCGTTCTGTCATGAAGAACTTAAACTCACCAGACTTGGCGACTTCTTCCCGCATCTTGTCCGAGTTGGGCTTCGTGCTTCCTGGCGGATCTCCGTAGGGCTCGCCTTCGCCTCGCCACGCACTGACTCGCAGGCCAGACTGCGTCAGGGCCTCGTACTGGCGACCGATCTCGTCGACGAGCGACGAGTACGCAGCTTCTGCCTCTGGCGAGAGCGGCTTTCCGCTCTGGGCATTCTGCTCCTGGGCGAACGTCTCGATCTGCTGCCGCGGCGGTGTCTCAGCTTTGCCCTTCGAGCGATCCCAGACTGAGGCTGGGTCTTTGCCGATCGAGGCCACGACGCTATCGACGGCGTCGCGATACGGCTTCGTGCCGGACGGAAAGGTGCGGTCGCTGGCCTCGGACTTCGGTGCCTTCGGAGACGACTCCTGCTCGCCCGGGCCTGCGCCGTCTTTCTTCGCGCAGTCGTTGCCCTGCCCGAAACGCCCGCCGTCTTGGCGACCGCAGTCGTTCGACCGCTTCTCTTCGACAGCTTCGACTTCCTGAAGATCAGGCTTCTTCTCGCTGGCTTGGCCCTGCTCGGCAGGATTCGGAGACTTGCCAGTCTTGACCTCTGGAAGACTCGGCACGCCACCGGCAGCTTCCGGCGGGGCTCCGGCTCCAGCTCCAGCTCCACCCATCATCGCAGCCATCGGATCTGGCTTCGGCTTAACAGCATCTTCGAGCGTCTGCATGTTCATGCCGACGAAGTGCTTGTCGCCGTTCTCGACCGGAGCGAGCCCCTCGGCGCGGCGGCAGTCGTTGATCGAGTAGATGCCGAGATTCGTCATCGTCGAGTAGAACGACGCGCGGCTGTTCGAGTTGCCTCGCATCAGCCCCTTCGTGTCGAACTCGGCGAAGAACACGTCGTCGTTGTAGATCAGCGACCGCGAGATAGCCGACTCGATTCGACGGAGCCACGGCAGCAGCGTGTAGGTGACGAACTCTTGGCCCTGAGTCTCCAAGTCTCCGCCGCTCTGGCCCTGCACGAGCGCGAGTGGCAACCTGTAGATTCGCGCGATTTCTTCGCTCTGAAATCTCCGGCTATCTATGAACTGACTCTGCTCTTGCGAGAACCCGATGGGCTCGGCTTTCAGGCCGTTTGTGAGGACTGCCGTCCGGAAAGCTCGGTCAACGCCCCTATGAAGTCTCTCCCAATTGTCGCGGAGTCGCTCGGCCGCTTCGGGCGAGAGCGATCCGTCCGTCTGAAGCACGACGCCAGGGCGAGCCGAGTTCGCCCAGTACTTCGACGCGTGAATCTCACACGCTCTCGCCAGGGCGATCGCCTCGCGGCCGACTTCGACCGGCACCATGCCCTTGATGCCGTCAGGCTCGGGAGTCCAGCGGACGTGCATGACCTGATCTTGCGTGTACCGCTCCAGTCTTCCGGTCTCCGGATTCGTGTAGCTGTACCGGAGTCGGCCGTTTTCGAGACGCTCGACCTCCATCCGGCTCGGATGAAGATTGTCGAGGGCGCTCACGGCTCCGTACTTGCCAGACCGAATCAGGCTGTACGAGTTCCCCCACAGAGTCAGGAACATGACGATCTGCTCGAAGAACTCGAACTTCGTCTGCCACTCGTTGGGCGCGAACGACAAGACTTTGTAGAGCGGCAAGTCTGTGGCTGGCTCTTTGCCGCCGTCCTTCGTCCGACGCATGACGTGCAGAGGCAGGCCCGAGATCGTCTCGGCGAGAATCCGGCAGCAGGCCAGCACGACAGTGGACTGGAGGGCGCTGTCTGGCGTGATCCGGACTTCCGCGGCTGTGCGCGAGCGTCCGAGATACGGCTCGTCGCTCGTGAGAAAGTTATTCCAGAGAATGCTCCGGAACTCAGGCTCTGGAGTGGTCAGGCCGCGTTCGGGTGTCCAGACAATGTCGGACAGGGCTCGCTCTTCGCTCACAGTACGATGATCTCCGGATCTGGCTGTCGCATGCCTGCTTCGGCGTCACTTGCGAGTGCGAGCGCCATGACGAGAGCGACCATGCCGTCCACTCGCTGAGGGCTCATCGCACTCGGTTTCACGATCTTGATGTACCCGTCAGAGTTAGTCTTGGTCACGCAGTTCGATGCCATCCAGTTCAGGATGGGATTGTCAGCAGTTCGCAGCCGCCCCTGCGCTATGAGAGTTTCAAGAGCGCGGGTCGGTGAATTCATCTGCGAGAAATGCTGCGAAAAGCCTATCACGTCAAGTCCCTCAGTCTGAAGTTGTTGCTGAAGGTGGTGGGCGTTGTGCGGGTCGGCCGCGATCTTTCTGACCTGATGGTCTTTCGCGAACTGAAGAATGTCGCGACGAATGAACTCGTAGTCGCACGTGTCGCCTGGAGTCAGGAGCAGGCCGGTCTTCTTGCTGTCTCTCGCCCAGAGCGTGTACGGAACTTCTTCGCGACGCTGCGTCGCGTTGTCTTCTGGGATCCAGAACTTGCAGATCACGTCGAAGACGTCTTCGCCTGTCTCTTCGTCGGCGATCTTCGAGACAGCGACGAACGCGTTCACGTCCCAGGTCTGGGCTAAGTCGAGCCCGCAGTACCAGACGCGAGACTTGTCCGGAGGCGGGAAGTCTCGCTTGCAGCGTTCCCAGCGGGTCAAGTCCACGAACTTGTTCGATCCCTGTATCCAGACATTGAGCCTGTATCTGAGGAAGTCAGCGAGCTTCGAGTTGTTCCCCTCGGCCTCTCGGACGTCGGCCTTGAAGCTCTCCTCGTCCATCGTGACGCCGAACGAGGGATTCGCGGCTCGCCAGACTTCCGGGTCTCGGTAGTCGTCCTCGGCGGTCGCTCCGGCCACGAACCCGAAGAACTGCGGATCGTGGTGCGGGTCTTGCATGCACTTGAGGGCATGCTCGTGCAGCTCGTAGCAGATCGACGTCCGGTCAGTCCCGGCTGTGGTGATCGCGAGAATTAAGCTCTGTGATCTGGAAATTCCACCGTAACGAACCGCTGCCCATAGCTTCCTGTCCTTGGCGGAATGGATCTCGTCATAGCACAGCGAGTGGATATTCAGGCCCTCCTGGCGACCGGAGTCGCTGGAGATGACCTTCCAGAACGAGTGCGTCGGAACGCACGTGATCGTCTTCCGAGAGTCGACGATCTCCAGCATCTCGGACAGGTGCGGGCTCGCCTCGACAAGCTCCTTCATCTGCTTGTAGACGATCGAGGCCTGCTCGCGGCTCGTGGCACAGCCGAAGCACTCGGCTGACGCTTCGCCGTCAGCGACGGTCATGTACAGGCCGATGCCGGAGAGAAGGGTAGACTTGCACAGAGAGCGTCTTGGCCCCCGCGGCTACCATGCCGCGGGGGCCAAGACGCCATTTTTTTTCGGCACCTCTATGAAGCCAATCCTGAACTTCCGAGCCCCGTTGTCGACCCGGAGCCAGCCGAAGAGTTCCTCGATGATGTCGTGCTTCTGCCAGGGGAGAAGCTCGAACGGCTTGCCAGCGAACTGGCCCTTCGAGTGGACGAGGAAGTTCTCGAAGAACCCGACGGCGTGGTCGGCCCGCTCTTGGTCGAAGTAGAAGTCGAGCCCCTGCTCAACTGCTTCGCTTCGCGATATACGCGGCAAGAGGATTTTCTTTGGCAGCGGCACTGTTCACCTTGAGTGTGCTTCGAGCCGCCGGGGTCATGCCGAACTGCTGCTCGATCCGCAGCAAGTCTCCGGGCAGGCTCTTGAACAACGTCCCCTCCGCTGTGATCTGTGAGTAGCCGGTCGACGTGAGCTGGGTCATGCCATGCTCGCGGACGTGCTTCGAGACGACGACCCACTGCTCGTGCAGGACGCAGTACCGGGTCAGGAGAGACCGATCGGCCTGAGAGAGAACGCCCATCTTCGCCAGGAGCGGCGCGATCTCGTTCCACTTCTCCAGGGCCACGCCATCGAGGCACGGCGGCGGGCTCAGGTCGGCATCGGGCGGCGCCGGTTCGTCGCCGTTGAGAGGCCGGTTGCCGGGATTGCCCCTGAGAATCTTGATGGAGGTCGGCGTCGGCGGGCGTCCCATGCGTCTCGGCTTCGCGAAACCCGAAAAAGCGAGTTTTTCGGCCTAAAAGCCCCCCCTGAAAATTTCGCGGGCGCTCACGGAAGGCCGCAGCTCGGGTCTTCCGTTGATTTTCAAATTCAGGAGAGACACTGCCCCGGAGTGGGGCTGCTCTTTAGTCTGGCAGATCAAGGCTCGCCAGTAAAGTTTCGCACTCGCGAGAAAGCTCGCCTCTTCTCGCGAGGCCACTTCGCTCTCTCAGGTCTTCCTATCTTCGCTAATCTTCCATCCCCTGTTCTTCATAGATCGCTTTGAGGTCAGAAAAGAGAATCCAGAAGCCCAGAGTATATAGGACTTTAAAAAAAAGCATTTTCTTTCTTGACTTCGCGACTTACTTTTTTCATTTCTTCATTCTTCATTCTCTCTTCGCGTATACGTACGCATACAAAAGAGGAAATGAAGCAAGCCTCTCAGCGTCAATTTGAGGCCAGAATCAAAAAGGGGGTCTGGAGATACCAAGAAGCCCTGCGCGGGCTTCCTGCGCAAAGCTAGGGGCCTCTGCGTTCATTATATGTCTTCACCGCATGGCACTTCTGGCACAGCGTCTGAAGCCCAGCCTCATCATCGCTCTGAGTCAGCTTTCGAGGAATGATGTGGTCGACATGTGCCTCCTGTGGCGAGCCACACACGCGACCACAGGAGCGACACTGATAGGCGTCGCGAATCAGAACTCGCTCTCGAATCGCCTGCCAGTTCTTGCCCCCATAGCCTCGCCTGTAGGCATTGGGGCGACCTTCTCGCATCCGGAGTTTCTTGGCGGGCCTGAAGAAGCTCATCCGGCGAGGCATGAGATCACGAGACCACGAGGAGGGCAGAGTTGCTGTAGAAAGTCTGCGAGTCAAACGTCAGAGAGAGCCGGTAGAGGCTGTTATTGTCGCCGGATGCGACAATAAACGACTGCGTGCTATTGGCAGTTCCGCCAAAGCTGTCCCACGTTGACCCGCCATCTGTTGATCGCTGCCACTGCTTGCTGGGGAAGCTGTATGTGCCACCATAAGTGTTGCCCACGATGGAGGCGGCAGCGTAGAAGCTGACAGACTGCCCAACAGACTTCACCTGTCCGACTGGCTGATACGACCACACCGCGCTGACAGTGTCATATCGCAGAGTTCCGGGAGAGCTGCGAACTGACTTGAGGCCGTTCGTCACGACGAGCCGGTAGAGGTCTCCATCGTTCGAGGCTGTCTGGCTCGTGACTTCGAGGCCAACGGTTCGCTGCGAATAGTAATACCCAGCCGTGCTGTCATCGCCAGAAGACCCTGGCACTGTCGCCCACGTCGCCCCATCGTCGTCGCTCTTTTCCCACACGTATGTGAATGGCAGGCTCTCGGGCGAAGGTGTGATCACCGCGCTGAATGTTCCAGTTCCGCTGCCGGTCGCGTCGACGTAGTCCATCAGGTTGTACGGCCAATAGCCTGTCGAAGGCCAGCCGATCTCGATCGAGTTGCGAGGCCAGCCGGTCATTCCGTACAAGTCATATCCGTACAGCCCGCGAATGGCCGCATACACGTCGCCAAGCCGCCACAGGCCATTCGCCTCATAGCCGTCGGGCCGCATCGACGCCCCGATTCGCCCGCCGATTCTGCCATTCATCAGCCGATCTCCTCGTACGAGCAGACAGCCTCGGCGTTTCCGGAACTTCCAGCCGTGAGTCTCAGCGAATCGCCTTCCATGAGATACATGGGGTTCTCTTTGCCAATCACGACGAGCGACGAGTCTGCCGGAACTGACACAGTCTTGGCGATGTGATACGCAGTCGAGCCTCGATAGAGATCGACGTTCACGTCGACATTTGAGGTTCCGTTCACGTTCGCGACGGACAGCATGTTGATCTTCAAGACTTTCCCAGACGAGCCTGGATTCGACGTGATCGCCGTCGCGGCTGTCCCGACAGCAAGAACGTCAGTCTTGCCGTAAATCATGGACGTGGCGACGATGTTCGGATTGGCCATGTTTTCTCAACCTCCAAGAATAAACGCGGGCCAGAGAGAAGCGGCGACTGCGTTTGTATTTCCTGCCGCCGAGATCGTCACGGCAGTGCCGTTCGATGACACGCTGACGTTCAGGCCTGGAACGATGCTGACCGAGCCCGTCGCGCCATTCAGGCTCGTCACGTAGTCGTGCGTATGCGAAGTCGCGGCGTAGTCGTGCGTATGCGAAGTCGCGGCGTAGCTATGTGTGTGCGACGCCGCAGCGGCAGTCACGTCAGCGAGAGTGAGAACGACAGCTCCAGTTCTTCCGGCCACGCTGACGACAGGCGACGCCGCAGCAAGAGCAGCCGTGAACCCGGAGACGTCAGTCGTCGAGATCGTGACAGCACCAGTCCTGCCAGCCACGCTCTGGACTGGAATTGCGGCAGTAAAGCCAGAGATGTCCGCAACGCTGAGCGTGACGGTGCCAGTTCGGCCAGCGACGCTTGCGACTCGGCCAATGTCTTGAATGCCAGAGATGTCAGTCGTCGAGAGCGTAACAGCACCAGTTCGTCCGGCCACGCTCACAACGGGAGACGCAGCGGCGAGAGCCGTCGTGAACCCCGAGATATCAGTCGTCGAGTGCGTATGCACGGCAGGGGCCGCAGTCAGCTCAATGAGCGACAACGTCACGGCACCAGTCCTGCCCTGCACAGACAAGACTGGCGGATCTCGGCCAATCACGGTGATTCCGCCGCCCGTGGTCGTGATCGTGATATTCGGGCCAGCCACGAACGGATTTACGCCAGCAGTGCCGACTATCGAAGTGGCCGTGCCATTCACGATGATGCTGGGGCCAATTCCGCCAGACACTGACACGCCAGGGTTTGCGCCGCCAGACACGGACACGCTGATCGGGCCGAGCCCATTGACTGTCACTGCCATGCGATCACGGACTCCTGACTGAGATCGTGCCGGAAAGAACAGTGCGAGTCACGATTCCAGGCGAGACCCATCTCATGAGCCAGCGATAGTTCCCGCCCAGAGCGAGAGCCCCGGTCTGCGTCTCGTTCAGAGACAGGTTGAGCTGTCCGAGACTTAGGTCTACGGGCGTCTGCGTGAACTCGACGACGTTCGCAAACGACGTCACGTTCCCGCCAGAGACTTCCAAGACTTGGATGATCCGAGTCTCGAAAATGTATCCAGTCAGGTTCTGGTCGAAATCGAGCAGGATATTCAGCTCGTCGCCCTGAACGAACTCGATGTCGAGCGTATCTGGCAGTACTGAGTATGAAGCCATGCTCCCGAAACTAGCACGTCTTCAAGTCTTACCCGAAGTTATCTCCTGACTTCAGCCCCTCGAATCAAGTCTGCGACTTTCTTCACGTCCGGACGCCATGCTTTCCAGTCGTAGGCATGCCCGACTGAGTGGTGGCAGTCGCGGCACAGGGTCACGAGGTTCTCCGGGTCAAGCTCAGGGCCTCCGGCATGAACTGGCGTGACGTGATGGGCTTCGAGGTCTTTGGCTCGCCCGCAGGCACGGCACGACGGCTCACGGCGAATATGCTCGTCTCGAACACGTCGCCACTGGCCAGATCGAGGGGCTCCGAAGACGTTTTCGCTGAACCAGCGAGAGAAGATCATGCTTGCCGACCCAGAGCCGCCTGGAACGCCTGCATCGCGTTGTAATAGTCCAGCGAAGGCAGAACTCTCACAACGCCGCAGGAATCAAGCTTGTGTTTTGCCGGATTGCGGTGATCGCGTCCTGCGTATAGCCCTGCGATGTCATGCCCTGCTGCACCGCCGCCGGAACTTGGCTGATGTCTCCAGTGATGACCGGCGATGCTGTGCTGACGATGGATGTGTAGACCTTGCCTGCAAACAGCGTGATCGAACCGCCGCCCGTCGTGCTGGACACAAGCGGCGTGGCGCCGTCATCGCGATAGAGCCGATGCCCGCCAGTGAACTCCACGCCCGTTGCCGATACGTTGTCGAGCTTGAGGTTGACCACTGATGTAACGACGCGGAAGTTGGCCGCGTCTTCCGCGACGACGCCGCCGACCCAGTTGCGGATGCCGCTCTCCGTTGTGGTCGTGTGGACGAACCAGGAATAGAGCCGATCCACGCTGGTCTGGCCGTTGGGGTCAGAGATGTCCACCTGGACGTTTGGGTAGTCCGCGGAAAACTCGGTGACCGCCGAGCCATCCACGCCGATGCCGTCGTACACAGCGTCGGCCTGCTGCGAGACCAGCGCCGACCAGCCAGTAGAGCCAACGACTACCTGCGTCACGAACGGCAGCTTGGCGGTCGCGCCGCTCTGCCATGTGGCGGTGATCGCCAGCGTATCGCCCGTCGTGTAGCCAGTACCTTCGTCGTAGGTGGCGCTGTAGCTGGTGCCCGCGACGATCTGGTTGACGACTTCAGAAGCCGTGGTGTTGTTGTAAATCCGCAAGCGCGAGCCAGCCGTAATGCCGGTGATGCTGACGGTCTTGGGCGGTGCCACCGTTCCGTTCGCGTCGGTGCGCGTGCCGATAAATGTCGCGCCGTTGGCGAGCGTGATGACGCCCGTGGTCGTCATGTCCCCGGTGTAGGTCGATGCCTTGATCGTGATCGTGGAGCCTGACAGCGCGAAAGCCTGCGCCGCCGTGGCGTCGATGGTGACGTTGTAGCTGCCCGCGTCGATCAGGGTGCCGGAGCGGGTGATCGGCAAGTTGACCCCGATGTTGGCATCGAGGCTCTCGAAATAGCGGCAGCGGTCGTAGAACTTCGCGGTGTTTTCCAGCGTCGTATAAGCAGCGACGGTCGCGCCGTCGGTTTGGGTGATAGATGCGTCCACAGATAAGAACTTCGTCAGAACCGTTCGCTCGGTGAAGTCGGCGGCTTCGGACAGGTAGACATACCCGTATTTCCGCACCTTCAGCGTGAACGGGTAGTAGTTGATCGCCTGACTGACAAACTCACTCTGCCGCGACCACCGCGACCGCGTGACGAAGGCATTCTCGCCCGAGCCAATGGCGCTATTCGTGACCGTGCCGCTGGCGTTGGTCTTGAGGATGGTCTGCTTGACCGGATTGAACGATGCGTCTTTCGAGACTGTCCAGCCCGCGTTCCCGTCTTTGTCGATCAGCGCAAGCGTGACATCGGAAATGGGGTCGCCCTCAAGGTCAAGGATGTCTGGGGCGACGGAATAGCCTTCGTAGAACAGCCCGGTGCCCGCAGTGAACCACCGAACCGAGTTTGCAAGCCCTGCCGGAAATGTGGTGTTCCAATAGTAATGGACGCCATCTGGCAGGTTGTAGTTGAAGCAGAAGATCGGCGCGGTAAACAATCCGGTAGACGGATTAGGCATGAAGTATTGAAGGTCGAACGTGTCTGAACCGTTGGGGTTGCCAAGGTCAGACCGTATCGACAGCGCGGCGGAAAACGCTTCTGTGCCAGCGCTTCTAGCCGGGTTGTCTGAGGTGAACAGGCCCGCGAAACTGCCGACAAAGCGGTTGTTGGCCAGTGTCCGATTGGTGCCTTCTTGCAGCACGAAATTCTCGAACGAGCAGTCGATGAACTCTGCCGACTGCGGGCCACCAGTATAAAACAGCCAATGCAGTGCCGATCCGGTTGCACTTTCCGGCGTGACAGAAAACCGCGTTTGATAAAAGCGCCCGACGCCAGACATGGCGTAGAACGTATAGGTGGCGGCTAATTGGTTGTAGAAAATCCCGCCGCCGCTCACGCCGCGTTCAGCCGAAACCCTACGCCCGAATTGGATGAACCCACCCACCGCGCTGTGCAAATAGGTGTTGTTGCCGGTGAAGATGATGAAGTTGTCCAGCCCGCCGAGCAAGCCGCCATTGACCACCTGAATGAATGCGGCTGTCTGGATGATCTTCTGTCGCGCAAGGCCGATATGCGAAGCCGACGCGGGCAGCGCGGTCACAATGTCGCGCACGTCATAGCTGATCTTGAACGTGGTCGTGGCGTCGGGGGTAACGTCCCACGCATCGGTCACAGTGATGACGGTCGCAGTGGCCGACCTGATCGGGCGCGACTGCCCAGCCCCGGTGCCGCCCGTCAGGTAGATGATGCGGTCGGCCCATGCCGTGCTGAATCCCGTGCCTGTGAGCGTTGTCGAAGTACCGCCCGTAGCCGTGCCAGCAGCCACGCCGCTGTCTATGGTGATGGTTGAGCCTACGAGCGTGATGGCCATGTTAGCTGTACGACACGCCCGTTAGCGCGTCGCCCGTATAGTTGAGGGTCTTCGTGAGTGAAACTCCCGACGGCGTGCCGCCCGATAGCGTGATCGACGTGAGTTTGCCGTCCGTGTAGCTGAGCGTTTTCGTGATGCTGCCGCCTGGGGCTGCGTAGGTAACCGCCGTGAGTGTCCCCGACGAGTAGGTGTACGTCGCGGGATAGCTCCGCAGGTTTTTCGAGACGGACTCGAACGTCTCTGCCGTGACCGACAACGGCACGACAACCCCGACGGCGTTCTTATAGAACAGTTTTCCGTCTGCGTAATTTAGCGCCAGCTCGCCAAGGCTCAGGGTCGCTGGCACGGCGCCAGGAGTCGCGCTGCGCTTGTGTTGAATCGTGTTGGGCATGACTAGAACGTCCCGCCGTCAATCGTCGACGACGGGCTGAGGTAATCAGTTCCGGCAACAGCGGCCGAGTACGCAGAGCCATTGCCCTTCAGGAGTCCGCTCACGGCACTCGTCAGGCCCGTCCCGCCATATCCCACCGCGACAGCAGTTCCCTGCCACGTTCCGGAAGAGATCGTCCCGACGCTCGTTAGCGACGAGCCAGTCACGCCTGAGCCAAGAGCAGTCGCCGAAAGCACAGCCGTGCCGTTGATCTCGTAAGACTTGCCCGAGACTAGATTGAAGTCTTCGCTCGAAGTCCAGGCAGAGGCAGAGCTAATCCACGACAGAGTCTTGTCGGTGTCACCCTTGAGCGTGATCCCGCCGCCATCAGCGGTGGCATTACTCGGCGTGGCTGTGTCGCCGAGGACGATGTTCTTGTCCTCGATGACGAGGTTCGTCGAATTCAGGTTCGTCGTCGTGCCGTTGACAGTGAGATTCCCGCTCACGACGAGATTCGACGAGATCGTGCCGCCAGTCAGGGGCAGATAGTTCGCGAGCTGGCCAGACACGTCGACAGACGCCACAGCAGTGTCGACATACGTCTTCGTGGCGAACGCCCCGTCTCCGCCGATGGCGATGACGCTCGTGGCACTGCCGCCAGCGCCGCCCGTGCCTGTGCCGTAGTAGAGGATGTTCGTCTGTTCGTTGAACGCGAGTTCGGCGTTCTGGAGCGAAGCCGGGGCTCCGACTCCGCCGCCACTGGCTCGACGCTTAATCCTGACTGTATTCGCCATGACTTAAAAATTCCCCCCGTCAACGAGACTTTCTTCTGGATGATTCCGCCACTTGCCGTTCGAGTACCGAAGCACGTTCCCGTCCGACACGGACTGAATCTCCACGTCAGACGCAGCAGAGAGCTGCGTGAGCCCCTGTGGCCCGATGCCGCCAGAGACCGTGGCTGACACGCCGCTGCCGCCCGAGACCCCGACTGATACAGAGCCAGACGACACCGACACTGAAATTGGCGAGCTGGACACAGATGCGGCGATCATTTCACGACCTCGCAGATGCCAGTCAGGACAGTCCGTTTCGCGTCGCCTGGAGCGATCCACTGCATCGACCAGCCGTACGAACCCACTGGCGGCGTCTGCTCTGAAAACGAGAGATTCACCCGTCCGGCCGAGGCGTCGATCACGCTCGTCGCGATGTCTGAGACTTTCTCGTACGTCACGAGCGAGTAGATGTGCGACGAGACGGCGTGTCCAGACAAAGAGACGTCGAAGTCGACGACGGTTCCGGCCTCGTCGCCCGACTTCAAGACTAGATTCAGCGTGCCTGGGATCTGGCTGTACGACATGCCAGATATTTTATCTCAGCGAGTCTTCGTCCCGAAAGCAGACTTGGGCGTCGAAGACATCAGGACAGGCTTTCCCTGCGGCGTACAGGTCGAACGGCTTCGGGTAGTGCCGAAGAATCTCTCTCGCCTCTTTGTCGCCGATGCTGGCGAGCTTGATCAGATACTCGGCCGCTCGAATCGTGGCCCGAGTTCGCTCATTCGGCATGGTCATCTTCACTCCTCGCCTTCGCCGAGATGAACCGCACGTACTTGTTTTCTTTGGCCATCTCTTCCGGATAGCCATTCTCGACGAGCCAGACTTTCAGGGGTGTCTTGCCATCCCAGAGCTTCGGGAATCCGTACATCCAGCCTGACGGCGGGTCGACGTAGATCGGCCTCGAAATTCGTCTGTTCATCAGGAAGCGAGAACGTGAGGGTGGCGGTTGGCATGTCCGTACTATAGCAGCCGCTCGCGTTGAGAATTTTAGATGTAGTATTCGGCGGCGTGCCGCAGCGTATTCGCAATCCCTTTAAGCTGCTCCCGAAGACTTTCCCACGCCTCGCATGACGCGTCGTCGCTGTCGTCATGCGTTTCAAAGTCAGCATCGCTGTCTTCGAGAGACTTGCTCAGAGCATCCAGTAAATTTGCAATCGCTTGCGGATCGCCTCGCAAGTCGCCTCCAAGTGCCTGAATGTGAGCGACAATTTCCTGTTCTGCGAGACTCATCTGGACTCCCTGCCTCAACTCTCAATGTGTAGTGCCGCGCGGGCGGCAGTTCATTCGCTCAGTAGCGCACTTTGATCTTCTTTGGGCATTCGCGGTATCCGCAGACTGAGCATTTCCCCCACTGGCCGACGCGGTTCCTGTCGCAACAGCTACACCAAAATTTCCCTTTGCTGGCGATCTGGCTTTTCTGACGGTTGGTGAGAATGCGGTCGCCCATGTCCCTACCTTTTCGCTGTAGCGTCAACCAACAGTCAACCAACGGTCAAGCGACCCTTGACCGTTCCTGCATTTCTGCGACCACCTGTCAGAAAATGACAGGATCAGTCAGTTAGTGTGTAGTGCGAGTCCCGCATCATCTCTCTGATCTGCTCGGCCAGTTCCGCCTGTTCCTTGGTCGGCTCTCCGTGCTTGAGCAGCGAGCGGCAGTGCTGGTCGATCTCCCAGATCACTCGCTTGGCCTCTCGCCCCTGGAGGGCGTCATCAAACTCGGCCTGCTCCTCAGGCAGGCGGAATCGCAGCGTGGCTATGGGCATGGCTACCTCAGGTTGCGACTGGTAGATCAGTCGCTACATCACTCCTGCACGCTACCCTCGTCCGGTATAGCGTGCGTCGGCGGTGCAAGGTCGAACGCCAATTCCTCCACGCCGTCCACATCGACAAACAGCCGCCCGCCGCTCACGGACAGCGTCCCGTCCTGGGTAGCGACGGCGACCAGGGCGGCTCGCGTGCGCTCCAGTTCGCGGGCGAGGCGGACGATCATGCAGACCGGATGCCACATGTGGCAGCGGCCCGAGTGCGTCCCGATACGCTCCTCGCGTGAGTCTCGCCACTCTCGGTAGTCGGCCAGTAGGTCGCTCATTCCATTTCCCAGAACTTGATAGGCCAGTGTCTATCAGAAATGTGACTGATTATTGAGTTTTATCCTGTGCGTCGGCAGCTATTCCGGCCGATCCGCCAGTTCATCGGTCGATATGCCACTGCCCCGTCCCATCGTCGCCAAGCCGTTGTCGGGCTGCGTTACGCCTGGGGCTGCCTCGCCTGCCCCGTTGCGGCACCGTAGGGCGCGGTGCCAGGGCGGGCGAGGTTGTGATCGGTAAGCAAAAGATGCCATCTTTTATAACTGATTGTATTGTGATTCGTTCGTTTTTCGTCGCTTTTGACCTACGTTTCGGGAACGTGTCGCCGTGCGTTACTGATGGCCCCAGCCGCGTGCCATCCTGTAGGAAAAATGGACGATATTTCCTACAGCCATGTCTTTAGCCAATCTATGTAGCGTCACTGAGGTTGCCATACTCGTCTACCGGCAGCGTCGGGTCTGGTCGGTGCAGGTGCGGGAACACCCACTCTCCGCACCGCTTGCAATCCTCCCCAGACGGCGATGCGTGATCCCGGCTGGCAGACTCCCACTGCTCCCCGCACTCGTCGCACATGAATGATCGCCAGCCCTGCATATCAGTCATCGCCCTACATGCGGCGTGTGCCGCCTCCTCATTATTTTGATTCTGGTGATTGTCTGGAGCCAGAAAACAGGGCCGAGCGAGACAATGCGATAACGGCATTATCAGTCAGGGTAATGGAATAATTAGATTGTTCTATTGCCTTGCAATCCATTCTCCGGCGACGTGCAATCTCCGACACGCCACCAACATATCCGTCTCGCATCGCTCGGCGTCCTGCCGCGTAGCAACCCGCGAACTCCTGACGACCCGCCATTCCGCAACCGGGAACGAGTCTCGCAACTGCTTCAGTCTCCTGCCCGTATCGTGCGCGACGCCGATCTTCCAAAAGCCCGTGTCTCCGACAACTGCCTCCAACCAGTAAACGTCGCATCCGTATCGCGGATTGGTTGAGGTCGCGCGTGGTTCGACGTACTGCTTCCAGCAATCCTCAACCGACCCGAGCCACGTCGCCAGGTTTTCCTCAACGCGGATTCCGGCGTCCATCGCGGCATAGGCGAACTGCTGGCGGTGACTCATGGCAATAGAACCAGCGGATGCAGCGGACTCGCGATGCCGTCTGCTTGTGTAGTTTCGTCAGCGGTCGCGAGCCGCTGATCCTGCGTGTTCTGCGTCACTCGGCAACAGTCCATCTGACACCGGCCTTATCCAGTGCCGCCTTTGCTTGAGCCGAGTGGAAAAACCAACCGGATGCAAAATCAGGCCGCAGCATCGCCGGGTTCGCTGGTGGCTTCGGAAGCACCACAACTGGTGATGCAGAACCAGCCGATGCAGGAGACGGCTCGGCACCGCCCTGCTTGTTGTCAGTGTCCATGTCTCGCCGCTCCTGATCTCGCGCGTTCTGTGGACTACTTCGTTCGCTCCAGCAGCCCCCGCAGCGTGGCGACCACGCCCGCGCTCGCTGGCTCGCCGTCGCCCTCGTAGTCCTCTATGAGTCGCTGGATCGCAGTCCGCTCCGCGTCGGTGAGGGTTGGCTGAGGCTGGAGGTACAGTGCAACTCGCTCCGACTTAGGCCACTTCCCGAATGGCAAAATAATCTGCGCATAACCAAATGGCCGCCCGTACTCATCGACGGCCTGATAAGCCACCGGCTCCACAGAACCAGTCGATGCAGGAGACATCGCCACGCCGTCCTGCGAGTCGATGTCGCGGGCCAGGAGCCGCAGGGGGGTTGTCAGCGTGTCCATGACCCCAGCCTACCGAGTGGTGCAATCCTGTCCACGCTCGCCGTTCGCGAATTGCGAAAGCCTTACCTAGTCGATGTAGCGCGATTGTGTGTAGCGTCAATCGTAGTGGCTGGACTTCGCACACCGCTTGCAGCAGATCGGGTGCATGGTGGCAACGTCGGTCGCCGCAGGGTAGACGATTGGCGAAGCCTTGGTGTTCAGCAACGTGCGGGTCTTGCTGCCGCAGTAGCTGATGCCGCCAAGAACAGCGGTGTGGTACTTGCCGCGACCATCAGCAGGCGGGAAGAAACTCAGGGGCTTTGCTGTGATGTGTGCCATGTCGTCCTCCGTTGCTAGATTATATGTCCGGTATCGGCCATAATGCAAGAGGGGCTTTAGACAGGCTTTTTTGGGCTTCTTTCCCGCTCCCACGCGGCTGCGGCCTCACGGTCTACGAGGTAGTTCCGGCCAGCCTTGGCCCCTCGCACCTTGCCAGAGGCGACTAGCCGCCGCATGTGCCGCTCGTCCACACCAGCGAGGAGTGCCGCCTCTGGGACGGAGATCAGATTGCCAAGGTCTAGCGGTTTCGATTTCTTTGCCATGCCCGCATTGTAGCCGGTAGCGGACGTGCCGCGTCTCTACACTGTGGGTGTAGTGCCGTCACTCACGCGGGCCGCACCGGCGGCACAAACAGCCGCTCCAGTCCTGCCTTCAGATCGCTACCCAGAACCTCAAGAACGCGGGCCTCAACCTGCGCCTGCGTGTAGTCGCCCGCCGCGTCGTATGCGGCCCTCTCCCACAAGACGAGCGGGAACGGGCAGGGGAGAATCCTTGCCACGCAGGACTTCCGCTTGGCGTTGTCGATGATCGTCACATCAAGTTCAGTGAGCGTGATCGGCTTCTGGGGTCGCACTTCGCCGGTGCTGCGAGTAATGGCTGGGGGCTGGATGGTGATCGGGGATTGCAGATTCATGCTAGATGACTCCCAAGATTGAAGAACCGTTGATGCCTTTTTCGTAGGCGAAAGAGATGCTTCCGTAAGTACCGTAGAATCCGCCTGATATCTGTGCGGCCGCAGAGGAAAGCGAGAACGTCGCGTTGCCGGTGACGGTGGTTCGA